TGGTGTTGTACCCTTTCCCAGTGTGCTTTTGTCTCGGGCAGATGAAAGCAGGTGAGGGTGATTGGTTCTGGGATTGGAAGATCCTGTTGACTTCTGAGAAATAATAGGGTACAATAAACACTATGCAAAACAAACACATCCCATTCAATGGTTCTGATTTCCGCATCGAGCGCGTCACCCTGCGTAAGATCTCTCAGAGTACGATCGACCCCACAATCACATTCACACGTGCTAACAGCCCCAAGCTGCATAAGGCAACATTGCCATCAGCCGTCGGGCGTACGCTGTATATGAATGCGAACAAAATTTCAAACTTTGTCGTAGGATACCCTACGGATCTGTTGTGGTTGGGGGAGAATGTGGTTTGTGCAATCGGCCCAAATAAGCAAGAGGTTACTCACGCTACTTCCGACCCAAGCTACACCTGGAAGTCTCAGATCGCACTTAATCTCGCCCGCATGCAGGATAAAATGCGCACATGGTCGAGCGATCGGTACTTTGATGGTCAGTATGTGTACCAGTTTACTGGGGATCCTCAAAGCGTCAGCGGTAACTTTGGGTATCGTACTGCAGATACCTTCAATTTGTACCACGCATTCAAGACGAATTTTGAGCCTAAAATTCGTGCAGGGTTTGCGTATAAGAGTGGAGGACAGTGGACCGTTACCCCACCAGCGACAGCGGTGTCTGGTGATGGGCGAATCCAATTGTTGGGGGATGTTGAAGATCTGACGACGCAGAATGCTGCTGTGTATAACACATTTGATGGTATTGATGCTGCTCGATTTATCAACCTTTGTTTTGTAAACTTCGCCGCCCGCAAGTTGACAAACCAATTTGAGTATACTGCAATCGAACCTCTAGGTATCCCCCTGCTAATGATTGAACACAAAACATTCAACTTGGGTGGTATTACTCGCGCAGTCCAACAAGTTACGCCCGCACCACTCAAATATACACACGCACTGGCATGGTTGATTGGACTGCACGCTGAATCTGATACCCTGGCAAAGGTCGAGGTGTTGAAACAGTGCATTAAAATGTTGCTGACAAAGGGCTGTACTCGTACTGTTGTTGAGAAAAATGATGATGGTACGGTAAATACAGTGTCCAAGGGTGACCTGGTACGTTCCCTGCGTAACTCATTGGCCTCTTCTCCACTGATAACTTTCTAAGATATTTCGTGGCACTTCGTTGACTTTATCCCAAATGCGTGTATAATTGAGTCATCACACAAACACTTCTTAATTAATAGAAAGCACAGTATGTCACTCCAAATTCGCCCCGCCACCCTACAAACTACCGCATACAAACCAACAGAAAACCGTTTGTTCAAAGCTTCCAGTGTTGTACCAATTCAGACACCTACTGGTTTGAAAATGCGAATCGATGGTGCGTATGATATGAACTTTCCTAAATCGAGTGACGTTGCAAAACAATACGAGATGGGAACGGCTCCGGAATTATTGGTTCGTCCTTATGTTGGCGGTACTTTCCATGTTGTGGATGAACAAATCATCGATCACCGTAAAAATGACTACAAAGGGTATATCCACACTGAAGCTGCTGTGCGCGAATTGAGTAACCGAATTGGGTTTGTCAAATCTTCGAGCAATTCGGAAATCGTCGCGCGGAATACTACATCCAAATTTGAACACAGTGCCTTCAATTCCAGCGGCGGTCAGTTTGATGTTGATATCGGATTCAATTGGTCAGCGTTTTCTCCTAATGTAGAGTCTCACTTTGAGATGGTACGAGCACTGTGCGAAAATCAGATGATCTTTGGCAAAGGCACAGTGATGTCTCGGACTGTCCCGATTATTAATAACTGGGAATCCAACATGGAAGTTGCTAACCACGTGTTGAAGCGAATTTTCGAAACGACCATCAGTCAGCGTCTTGCTGACATGCCTTCGGAGCGAATCAACCTCGCTGATGTGAAATTGTTGGGTCATCAAATTGAATCTGTGTTGGCGAGTGATAAGATTCAGAAGCAGGCCCGAGCATTTGTTAACAACATCAAAGCAAAGTTGTCTCCAATTATCGAGATGCCTGGGATGCGTTCACTTGCACTGAATGATCTGAAGCGGATTGCTTCTCCAGTATCTGTTTTTGATGCTTTCAACATCGCCACTGAGATGACATCACACTATATGCCTGAAGATGTATCTTCTAGTAAGTTGCAAGCATTCAGTAACAGCTGTATATTTGATCGCAAGCGCCAGATGAACATCGCATCAGAAAGCATGGATTGTGTGTCAGATACGTTCAATGATGCTGATACAGCATTCTTTGCAGAAACTTGCCACTAAGGGAGTCGGCCGCACATGGTACAAGAAATTCCAAAGCTGTCTAAGACAGCACTCGCAAACTTTCGGACTCGACTCACTTTCTGGACTAGGCGGGTTATTATTCAGGTACAAGTACAGACCGACTACACTTCTCAACTCACAGGATCAATCTTGAGGCACCCCACATTTCACTGGCGTGATTTAACTTCAAGTGACCTGACAACTAATCCCAAATTTTTAGAAATTTTGACAAGGAAATTAAAATGAACACCACTCGAACTCAACTCACTACAACTATTGTCCGTCATCTCCGCCATAAGAATTCAGCCAATTCGAATCTTGGAGGAATCACATTTGTATTTGACATCCACCACGACACAAATCAGTTTGCAGTTGGATACGCGGTATGCAACAAAGATGATAATTTTAGCAAACATCGTGGTCGTTCCTTAGCAACGGTTCGCAAAGAATGTAGCAACCTTCTTCCGCTCGATGCGGCTATCTCGCTAGTGGACAATGTTACGACCGTAATTAATAATACGCCAGATGCCCTGCTATCTCGCTCACAGCGTATTTTGAAACAAGAGCTGAAATCATACGCTGTGAACGCCGCGACTCGCCTCGGATTTTTGGTATGACAGTAACATTCAACTCTAATCTGAGCGGCTATTCTAGTGATCAATTCATATTTGAAGAGCAATTGGTTAAGTTGACTGGGAGGTTCGCAAGTAAGCCGCATCAACCTGGAATCAAAGCCAGCGATACACTTCGTGCTGGCTTAGTTGAGGTTGAGTTCTTGCAACCAACTGGCAAAGATGATGTAATCAGAATATGCAAGTGGGTGAAGTTCCACGAATTATATAGAATTGAGAATTAAATGGAAGCTTTTTTGTGGTTAGTGGGAATTTTTAGTATTCTGTTGATGATTTTGTTCGGTCCATTGTGGGCTGAGGCGTACCCAACTAACAGGTTTGCTCAATATGTGGGGGCGATTGGTACTATTGGATTGGCCGTCCTGGCGCTATTTGCGATAGCATCACTATTCGACAAAGATAAATGAATAAATTCGCAATCTTCCTAGATTTTGATGATGTGTTAATTGAGGCCACGAACCAAAAGCACCCGCTATCTCTCAAGGCTAATTATTGGACAACTAACGATTTCAGCTTCAACTCAACTTCACTGTATGCTTTACGGCAATTGACAACGCATCTGGAAGAAGCCGGGGTGTCGCCCATTATTGTACTGAGTACGAGCTGGATTAAATACGCCACCCGTAAGGTATTGTGGCAATTGTTGAGCCGAAACTTCCCGAAATCCGTGATTGATCTTGAACTGACGTTCTCTTGCCGCCCAGTAGTAGTAAACCGGAGACAGAGGATTGAAGTATGGCTGGCAGAGTACGCTGACCAGTTAGCTACTCCACACTCTTACTTCATCCTGGATGACACCTATTCAGGCACGGGTCTAGTTGATTTCCGGTACCCATCACCCAATACCAATACACTTGACCAACGAACACTCTTGACAAATTGGGGTAGCAATGGAGAAAGTTATTCGAATAGGTTCCTAACCACAGACCACACCACGTTAATTGCAACGCAACTACTTTACCTTCAAACGGAACCAAAATGATTTTGTATTTCATCACACTTGTTATCGCCATCGCTATAATCTCTCAGTTACAATGAGCACTTACCAACCGGCACCAAGCCCATTGCGTGTGGGTGACAAATTTGTATTACTGCACACACCGCCCCGGACCGGAGAAACCACACCACCACAATGCGGTGTGCAGTATATAGTATTGGATGCGCACGATGAGCGTGCCAGCATCCAGTTTGAATCAGTAGCAGACCCGGGCGCCGCCGCCCGCAGTTGGTGGAGAAATCGCGAAGATGTCTATTATACAACCACTCCCACCCAGGCAATCACTCCTCAGATAGGTATTGTGGGATATGGCTTCGTCGGGCAAGCGGTATCTGCAGCATTTAGCACAAGGTGTAAGGTCTTAGTATATGATACCAAGCTTGCCAACACCAAGTTAGCAGATCTAAAATCTTGCTCAGTCATCTTTATTTGTGTCCCAACGAATGCCACAAATAGCATGGGTGTCGCTGAATATGACACAACAGCATTAGATAGGTCTCTTGAGCAGTTGGCCGAACTCAACTACAGTGGAGTGGTAATCATCAAATCCACCACACCGATTGATTGGTGGGATGAAAAAAGCTCTACACCTAAACTATCAGTAGTATATTGCCCAGAATTTCTGACGGAGCGCTGCGCCACATCCGATTTTCTAGCGAGATCTCACCACATTGTCGGCACCACAGACCCTCACAATGCAGTATTTGTGAAAACTCTATATAACGACTACGGATCTTTTGACCGGTGTGTAACAGTAACTCAGCTTACTCCAAAAGAAGCTGCTCTTGCTAAGATAATTACAAATACTGCACTTGCTGTTAAGGTTGCGCTCGCAAATCAAATGTTTGACATATTTCTGGATTATGTGCACCCGGCGGGCGACACATTGAACGTCGGCGCTGAATGGGATAAATTTATCGCTGTAGTTACTGCTAATGATCCAAGACTTGGGACGACGCACTGGAGCGTACCTGGTCACACAGGCTATGGGTATGGGGGTAAGTGCTTGCCGTCGTCCATCAACCACTTTAGTAGCCTCGTTGTGGCCAGTGGGACTCCTAACTTCCATAACATAGCACTCGCTGCAAGTGAGTATAATGAATCATTGCACTATCTGAATGGTGTTGGTGGGGATTGATACCGCCCCCACCACCCACATAAATAGATCACTACACTATTGATACGTTAGAGGGACCGTTTAACCCTCACTAAATTTTGAAATATACACACGAATTATTTTTAGAAAAAGCATGTGATGTTCACGGTGATCGATACGATTACTCAAGCGTGATCTGGACTCCAACCACGCACTCGAAAACAAAAGTAGCAATCACCTGCAAAAAACACGGCGTTTTCAACCAGACAATTACTGCTCACATAAACAACCCATCTAACTGTCCAACATGCGGAGGCAAAGCCCGACACACTCTTGATACATTTATTGCCAGGTCACACATCGTACATGGCAATAAATATGATTATAGCTCTGTTCACTGGACACCAGATACAGGAGCCATGACCCCAATTGTGATCACCTGTAAAACTCACGGGCCATTCACTCAGTTGCTCAACAGCCACGTCAACAACGGGTATGGGTGCCAAAGCTGTGCAGGTAACGCTACTCACAGTATCAAGTCCTTCACCAAACTTGCTAACACAATCCACCACAACAAGTATGATTATAGTCACATAAACCAGACGCAAAAGCTCACAAATTCGTCTGAAGTAACAATTTGCTGCCCCGACCACGGGAAATTTAACCAGACTGTATTTGGGCACATCCACAGCAAGGTTGGGTGCATGATTTGCAGTAAAAGAACTAGATACACTCAGGCGGCATTTGCACGACGTGTAGAACAAACACATGGCAACAAGTATGATTACTCCCTCGTAGATTGGGACACAAGTGTCGCATCAGATTCTAAGATCCCCATTGTATGTGCTATCCATGGGACGTTCCACCAAACTGTTGATTCTCATGTGATGCGTGGATCTGGTTGCCCTGCCTGTGCTGGCAATGCTCGCATCACCCGCGAATCATTTATCACTCGAGCCAACCTAATTCACAATTCTAAATATGATTACTCAAGTGTGGTCTGGACTCCGACGATGAACGCACTATCAATGGTTGAGATTGTGTGTAAGACACACGGCCAATTTAACCAAACGATAAACAACCATGTCAACATCGGAAGTGGTTGTCAGGCTTGCAGTGCGAGTAAAGGGGAAGCAGCAATTACTGCTTGGTTGGTGATCAACAACATTAAGTTCCAACGTGAGCACAAATTCCCAGATTGCACAAACCCCATCACAAACCATAAACTTCGATTTGACTTCTACCTACCAGATCACAACACGTGCATCGAATTTCATGGCGGGCAGCACTACAAACCAGTATCATTTGGTTCTAGTAAACAAGTTAAAGATATCGAGGCAATTTTTGTTGCTAGTCAGGAGCGAGATAACATCAAGCAACAATATTGTTTGGCTACTGGGATATCACTGCTCGTAATTCCTTTCTCTCTGATTTCAGTGATACCGGAATTAATGACAACACATCTACTTCAACTAGACAGCCCGGTGCAAAACAATACTAATACGAGCAACCACGCAACATCAACAAATTAACAATTCACCGAATCAGGTTGTATACAGATTAGCATTCCGCTAAGATAGAGCAATCGGTAAATCGTTTACTGGGACCGAATAAACCAGATTTTACTTTAATATCAAGGACTTATAAATTATGATTAACAACAAAAACTTCAATATTGAAAAAGCTCGTGCAGCATTTTCTAAATCCAGTGGCCCAAAATCAGACCGACCACAGTACTACCCATTCTACAAGATGGCTATCGGTAAGAGCGCAACACTGCGATTCCTCCCAGATGCTAATCAGGATAATGATTTAGGGTTCCTGAAAGAACGAAAGTTGTGGGAGACTACAATTGATGGTGAAAAGGTTCGTGCAACATCTCTCGAATCGTTCGGCGAACCATGCCCGATTCTGGCACTGTCCCGCCAATTCTACAAGGCGAATGATAAGGTCAATGGCAAGAAGTTCTGGCCAAAGACAGACTATATGGCACGCGCTATTGTTGTTAAAGACGGTCTGCCACCAGATCCTGAAACAGGTGAGACCTACACAGGCAAGGTTGTTACCCTAGCACTTGGTAAAACTTTGTATGATATCATCAGCCACGGAATTTCTTCAGGTGAGCTTGGTGATGATTTACCTTGTCACACAGAAAATGGTGTTGATTTCATTATCAACCGTTCTGAGAAAAAAGGTCCAAATGGTGAGTCATGGTCTGATTACTCACTTTCTAAATTCGCTCGCTCTAACCGTGCGCTGACTGAAGATGAACTCGTGGTGGTCGAATTTACCGACGAAAACGGCGGTACTCCCAACTTTGTAGACCTCCAAGTACTCTTGGGAAAGAAGCCAACGGTGGAGTATCTCGAAGGTTTGATTGAAGATGTGTTGTCAGAGTCTGGAATGGATGCTCCAGCAGCACCTAAAAAAGCAGTGCAACGCCGGCCCACCGTTGTTGAAGAAGATGATGTACCTGCAGTTCGTCCAGCAACAAAATCTAAGCAAGTTGCACCTGTTGAAGATGAAGCAGAAGCATTCTTAGCTCAAGTTCGTGCATCCCGCGCAGCAAAAGCACCTACAAAAGTGACGCCTGATATGGACGATGATATTCCATATTGATTAGTACCACAAGAGTATAGTTTAATATACATAGGGGGCCCAGTGCTCCCTTTTTCAGTTACCAAATGCATACAGCAAGATTAACACTAGAAACATTCCTCACAAACGCGCGTGCAATCCATGGGGACAAGTACGACTATTCTTCTGTTGTCTGGACACCAGAGACAAAATCCAAAACTAAGTTAGATATAGTGTGCCGAACTCATGGGGTGTTCAGGATGGCTATAAACAATCATACCTGCAGCAAACAAGGGTGTCCAGAGTGTTCACCTAACAAGAGATATACATTGGCATTGTTTGTCGACCGAGCGCGGGTTGTACACGGGGACAAGTACGACTATTCAACAATTAACTGGGATGTTACTACCACAAAGCAAACAAAAGTTGCGATCACCTGCCAGGTGCACGGCGTATTCTTGAAATCAGCAGCTGAACACATTCAGAGTAAGGTCGGTTGTCCGGGGTGTAGTACTAGACAGAAGTATACAAGCAAAGAGAACTTTGTGGCTCGAGCGCGTGCAATCCATGGGGACAAGTACGACTATTCTTCTGTTGAATGGCAAAATGGAATGAAAGCGATAACAAAAGTTGCGATCACCTGTCCCGCACATGGTGTGTTCGTTCAACGAATTTCCGAGCACGCGCAGGCTGAGCACGGTTGTTACAAGTGCCATAAGACACCTACTACCCATTCACTCTCTGGTTTGCTGACAAGATTCGTGGGAGTACACGGGAACAAGTACGACTATTCTTCTGTTGTCTGGACACCTGATACAAATCTACAAACCAAAGTAACAATTATCTGTAAGGATCACGGCGCATTTCAACAAGCAGTTGGTGGACACACCAAGGGCCGAGGCTGCCAGTCCTGTGCAGGACAAGAGCGTTATTCTTCAGTGGATAACATTGTCAAGAGAGCTCATAGCATTCACGGAAATCGATATGACTATTCTCGCGTTGAATGGACAGACACTACAAATGCTGCGAGTAAGATTACAATAATCTGTACGAAGCACGGGGAGTTTACTCAACGGATTGGCGATCACATCAGTGACAGCAATGGCTGCCCGAAGTGTAAAGCAAGCAGGGGTGAGGTTGCGATAGGCACATGGCTTGATAACTATAAAGTACGGTATAATCAAGAGCACAAATTCCCAAATTGTAGGAATCCTGGCACTGGTAAGCAATTGCGCTTTGACTTCTATCTACCTGATCACAACACGTGCATTGAATTTCATGGTGGGCAGCACTACAAACCATTCGACTTTGTTGGTGGTCGGAGAAAGCAAGCGATAGGGTCTACTCGCCAACACAAGCCTTCAGAAGCATCTGAACTAGAATTTCACAAGTCTCTTGAGAGAGATCGCATCAAGGCAGAATACTGCAATCAGAATGGCATCCGACTCCTAGTAATTCCGTATACAGAATTGCCGCGAGTTTCTGAGATCTTGAAACGTGAGGTCAGCGTCCACGATGGCTGCTAAATTAACACTTGAGCAATTCTTGGTTAAAGCCCATGCAGTGCATGGGGACAAGTACGACTATTCACTAGTAGAATGGACTGAGAATACAAAATCTAAAACTAAGTTAGATATAGTGTGCCACTCTCATGGTGCGTTCCGACAGTCCAGTGACAATCACATTAATAGTAAACAAGGTTGTCCAGCGTGTAGCGGTAAAGAATCGCTGACTCAGGATTCATTTGTGTATAGAGCAACTCAAATGCACAACAACAAATATGAGTATTGTAAAGTGGTTTGGACAGAGAACACAAGATCGGATACTAAAGTTGCAATACTGTGCCCCGATCACGGGATGTTTACCCAACGAATAAATGGGCACCTACAAGGGTATGGCTGCGCAGCCTGTAGCAACAATGTTGCTCTAACATTTGATCGCTTTGTGCACAAGGCTAATGAAGTTCACGGTGGCAAATACGACTACTCGAGTGTAGATTGGAGTATTAATACCAGAGCCAAATCAAGGGTGCGGATTACTTGCCCTGATCATGGGCCGTTTACCCAAATCATTGCCAATCACCTCAATAACATGGGATGTCTAAAGTGTGGTGGTAAAGAAAAGTACACCCTGACTTCATTTGTTGAAAAGGCTCAAATAGCGCATGGTGGCAAATACGACTACTCGAGTGTTATTTGGGATGAGTCAACATCTGCAAAAACAAAAGTGACCATTATGTGCACTATCCACGGGATATTCAAACAAACGGTAGATGGGCATACCAGAGGCCAAGGGTGCCCTGTGTGCAAATCAAGCAAAGGTGAAGTTGCGATAGCATCGTGGTTGGCGGAGTCCAACATCAGTTACTCACCCGAGCACACTTTCGTGGACTGTAGAAACCCAGCCACAGGTAGAAAACTACCATTCGATTTTTACTTGCCAGAATACAACACGTGCATCGAATTTCATGGCAAGCAACACTACGAGCCAGTTAAATTTAGCGGTACCACTACAACCGACTGTGCTATGGCAAATTTGAAGTCTTCTCAAATCCGGGATTCTATTAAAGAGCAATATTGTAAACAGAATAATATTCGACTTATAATTATTCCGTATACTGATATAACTAGAATCGATTTAATTTTGCCCGAACAAGAACTTGGATCTCTACGGCGTTAACTAGAGATGGCAGTTAAACTCACTCTCGAATTATTTAAATCTAGGGCATACGCAGTGCATAGTGGTAGGTATGGTTACAATTCTGTTGCATGGACATCAGATACAAATTCTCAGACTAAAGTTGCAATTGTGTGCACTGATCATGGAATATTTACTCAGCGCGTGTTCAGTCATTTACAGGGAACAGGCTGCCCTGAGTGTAGTCGGATTGCTAAGAGTTATTCCCAGGAGCTATTCTTGACCAAAGCACAACGTACCCACGGTACCAGGTATGATTATTCGTTGGTAGAGTGGGTTGTGGGGATCACCAACGCCAGAACTAAGATAACAATTAACTGCCGCGCTCACGGACCGTTTATTCAACAGTTGGATAGTCACATTCGGGGATGTGGGTGTCCGACTTGTGGGGGTAGCAGCAAACTATCACTAGAACAATTTCTGGATAAAGCACGTCGTGTACATGGAGCGAGATATGATTATACCTCTGTAGAATGGAGTGATACCACAAATGCTTATTCGAAAGTGAGCATTGAGTGCCCAACCCACGGGAGCTTTCGACAACTGATCAATAATCACACCAACAATAAAATGGGTTGCATGGCATGTGGCGGACGGCAACGGCACACACGCGAATCCTTTGTGATAAAAGCACAGCACACTCATGGTACCAAGTACGACTACTCAACAGTAGTTTGGACTGAATCCACCAACGCCAGGACAAAAGTTACAATCAATTGTAAAATACACGGACCATTCAATCAGGTTGTAGATAGCCACATAGCTGGCACTGGTTGCCCGCCATGTAACTCTAGCAAAGGTGAGATGGCCATTTCAACTTGGTTAAATGCTAACGACATCAAATACACCACCGAACACATTTTTTCTGACTGCATCAACCCTATTACCAAGCGAAAGTTGCGTTTTGATTTTTATCTACCTGATCATAACACGTGCATTGAGTTTCATGGCAAACAACATTACATACCTGTGTTGTTTACCAAGACGAACTTTGGCGAATCAACTTCTAAAATCGCCCGAGATAACCTGAGCTCCAACCAACATCGAGATTCGATCAAGGAACAATATTGTAAACAAAGAGGAATGCACCTTATAATTATTCCATATACTGATATAACTAGAATCGATTTAATTTTGACAACACATCTATTAACTAAAAAGGACAACACATATGACATTTAAATTCTTAGAAACCTTCCACAAAGAAGCGAGTAAGATTGAGGGAGTTTCCGACCGTTCCGCAGAGCCCCGCTACTGGGTTGGTAGTGGAAACTTCACTCTAAACAAAATTATGTCAGGGAATTTTAGTGATTGCGCACCTCAGGGTCGAATTCTTGGGCTGGTCGGACCATCAAGCTCCGGAAAGTCGTTTATCACCGCAAATATTGCGCGTGCTGCACAACGTGATGGTGCATTCTTACTTGTACTCGATTCGGAGAATGCGTTGGATGATAATTTCATGTCTGGCGCTGGCATTGATGTCAACACAAACTACATTTACAAGAAAGTAATTACAATCGAGAATGTGGAATCACTGGTTTACAACTTTCTAAAGGGGTACAAAGAAGAATATGCCAGTGATATTGACAACGCACCTAAAGTGCATATTGCCATTGACTCGCTGGACATGCTCATGACAGATTCCGAGTACGAGCACTTCAAAAAAGGCACAAGTTCAGCTGATCAGGGTCTACAGCGTAAAATGCAGAAGAAGATGTTGAAAAAGTTTGTGCACATGATCGAGGCACTCAATGTCACAATGACTGTTACCAGTCAGGTGTATCGAGCCAAAGCAGACCAACTACTTGAAGGAGAAGGTAAGTGGGTTGTTAACGATGCGATCCGTTACGCTCTATCTCAAATTATCTTGGTCACTCGACTGAAGCTGAAGGATGATCAGACTAAAGACGTCGTCGGCGTGCGTATGAAGTGCGCCGGATTCAAGACTCGATTCGCTCTCCCATTCCAAGAGTGTACAATGCACGTCAAATGGGGAATTGGCATCGAAGAGCACGATGGTATGTTCGAGGCTGCAATATCGCTTGGAGTCATCAAGAAACACGGTGCGTGGTATAGTCTGTCGGACAGTACAACCAAATGGCGGTCTGCTGATTTTCCTGAATATCAGGATGAAGTGCTGATTCACTGCGCTGCGCTGTCGGATAGAGCAATCACACTGATTGAACCAAGTGAAGATGAGGACGTTCCCGCTTCGACAACATCCAAGCGAGCTCAGAAGGTAATGCATGCTACAGCGCTGTTGAATGAATTAGAGGAATGATGTAATATATGAGCGCACAAGATGATGACCAACTCACCGAACGCGTAACAGCACTATTCGTTGATCGGGCGAATGTCTGGATTGAGATGTGTGTAGCAATTGCAAATTATCTGCCCGGCGCTTGGGGTTGTATAGAGACCCACATCGACTCTAGGTATAACTTGACAGAAGTGCGGTTGATTGATCTTGGGTATGATAGTTATAGTGGGATGTTGCATTATTCTATATCAGCCGAAACTCCTGGTGGTGGTACCCGATCATTCTTTGCACTTGATGTCCCGATGAGAATCGCCGCGAGTGCAGGTGACGATGATGGGTACTTACCGTTATTAGACTATCTTGAAACAACTCCCAATGTTGTAGACAAACTATTTGCTGATGATAATCCACTGGATGTTGTGAATAGAGCAATCGACAACGCACTCAGTCAATTCCCCGATATGGCGGTCGACAAAGCTACCATAATTGATCTAAACAATAGACTATCCGATGGTGATGTATTTCTATGTCAATCAAGCGACCAACTACAATAAATGAGTATAATTAATTCACTTGGAAATAACTTCGAACACCTATCTGAGATCTTAGACAAGTTCGAGTGTGAGTTTGAAAATATCACACTCGACCTCAAGATGAAAGGTAAGGCGCTAGATCAATTACTCATTGAACAGGCTAGTCTGGTTGGATATTATGAGTTAAGAGCGGTGGAATTAAAAACCTTGCGCAAGGTTATTGAAACTCGTGTAGAGAAAGTGCGAGGCCGCTTGTGGAAGCACTTCACGGAGAATCATCCGCGCGAATTAAACTACCGCGACAAGGAAAATTATGTCAACAACGAAGATGCTTTGGTAGAATTGAAAGAATTATTCCTAGAAGTGTCAGAGTTGGAAGAAAAGTATCGTGCAGCGTGTGAAGCATTAAAACAAAAAGGCTTCATGTTGAATGCACTAGTCAAAGCTCGTGTAGCAAGTCTCGATAATTTATTTTTATAATTCAATGTCAAACAACTTTCCGGCGATTGGTCAATCTCTCCCCAGAGAGCTAGCTTACCTAGCTCGGTCATCATATTCTCGTTCATCTCGATACTCCAGTCAATCATTCCCACCTATGCCATCCACAAATCCAATATCACTAGTCGAATCATCATTCAAAAATCTTGCTGAGTCCACGTTCCTCAAGGTTCGTTACGATGCCAAGAAGAACACAAGTACCCAACAATTCCAGACACAGGCTGCTGGTAAGGTCGTCTTTGCGCTGTTACGAGACCTATACCCGAATTTCCTAGTATTTGCGTTTTCAGAAACTCAGATGTGGCTCCAGTGTCCAGATAATGAATTGCTGATTCAGGTTCGATTTCGATCCGCCAATCTGTGTAACCTCGAGATTGCAGGTGATGAAACGCTTGTCAGTGGAGTTATGGGTGTACTACTCGAGAGCTTTGCGCCCGTTGATGTGATGATCTCGTGGGTATACTCCAACGATGGCGGGCAGTTCGATATCCCACTGACACCACCCAAGCACGCGGTCACTGACGCAGCATATCCATACATCGAGGGTGGTGTAGAGAAGTTTGTAGATGATTTTATTGCATCAAGTGAGAATGTGTTGGTGTTGTTGGGTACACCAGGGACTGGTAAATCAACATTCTTGAAATTCTTATTGCAGCACATGAAAAAAGACGCGATGGTTACATACGATACAGGAATTCTGGAGAAGGATTACTTCTTCGGTGAGTTCATGGAAGGGCAACACGGATCACTAATCATGGAGGATGCTGACACGTTCTTGGAAGCTCGAAGCGCTGGCAACACGCTGATGCACAAGTTTCTAAACGTTGGTGATGGTCTAGTATCAAGTGCTTCGAAGAAAATCATATTCACAACCAACTTAGAATCGCACGATAAAATCGACCCAGCGCTACTTCGCCCAGGGCGGTGCTTCTCAGTGGTCAACTTCAAGGCTCTTGAGCGCGAGCAAGCCCGTGCATTTATGTCTGAATATGACCCGACTTATGATATTAAGAAACTAAATAACAAAGATTACACATTAGCAGAGTTGTATAATTTACAAGCTCGGAACCGTACTGTAGATAGTACTAAAAAACCATTCGGATTTGTGTGATTTTTGTAAATAGACAACACATGTATCAATTGTAGATGGCAGCAAAATACACACGTGCATTATTTTTGGAGAAAGCACGTGATGTTCATGGGGACAAGTATGACTATTCTTGTGTGGATTGGGTTAACTATTCCACCGTAGCTACAAAAGTCCCCATAAGTTGTCCGACGCACGGACAATTCATACAGAGTGTTGATAGGCACCTCAATTATAACATGGGATGTCCCAAGTGTTCGGGTTCACAAATTTCACTAGACTATTTTATTAAAAGGGCACGTGATGTACATGGGGACAAGTATGACTATTCTCACGTGGAGTGGACACTAACAACTCGTAGCACATCTAAAATTAGAATAACGTGCCCTACACACGGAGAGTTCTATCAGTCAGTTTCGGCACACACAACTGGAGGAACTGGTTGTCCATCATGTAGTAACAAACAACGATACACACTAGACTCTTTTATTAAGAAGGCACGTGATGTACATGGGAACAAGTATGACTACTCCTCTGTGGAGTGGACAAGCACCACACTGGGGCAATCCAAAGTAACAATTAAATGTTGGGTACATGGGTGCTTTGTGCAGACTATAGACAACCACATCAACACTCAAACTGGTTGCCCTACCTGTGTAGACAAAACACATACTCTTGTCTCTTTTATTAAGAAAGCACGTGATGTTCATGGGGACAAGTATGACTATTCTCACGTGGAGTGGACACCAACCACTAACAATAGGTCAACTGTAACAATCATCTGTCCAACACATGGGACGTTTAAACAGGCTATTAGTGGACACATTAATCACCAACACGGTTGCACTAAGTGCAGTTCAAGCAAGGGGGAAATTGCAATCGCACGGTTGCTAGATCAATACAATATTGCATATATTCAGGAATATAAATTTCCGGCGTGTACAAATCCAAAAACCGGAAAGCTCATGAGATTTGACTTTTGGTTACCTGGTTATAATGTGTGTATTGAATTTCATGGTGAACAACACTATCACCCTGTACTATTTGGTAACAGGGGTGCGCCTGATCCAGAAGCACGTAACACACTAGCAATTGAGCAATTAACCAAAATCCAGTATCGTGATTCTGTCAAAGAGCAATATTGTAAACAGAATAATATTCGACTTATAATTATTCCTCATACCGCAAAAGAACATATTGTAGATCTGTTATGTGCGGCGCTTGGTGCTCTCTAGCACCACCACAATATTAATTCTGGAAAGAATCGAAGATTATGCAATACCGCAAAAAACCCGTAGTGATTGACGCAGAGCTCTTCACGTACCCTCCCACACCTGAATTTAAAGAATTTGTGGGCAAGTATCTAGGTAACATCAAGAAATCGAGACACATTGGCTCGAAAGCAGAAGCACAAATTTATACACTCGAAGATGGTCGTATAATGAAGGTTGCTCACATTGCTACAGAGGGTGATTATGTCATCAAGGGTGTAGAGGGTGAATTCTATGCCTGCAAACCAGAAATCTTTCACAAAACTTACGAAGCAATTAGCACACAATGAAAAATACACAACAAGAAATTATCGAATGGTTTAGCAAGGCTGTTCCCAACCCTACACAAGCAAACAAACGTGTGCAGATTGCTGTACACATTGAGGAATTTGCTGAGATGTTCAGAGGAATTGCCGCTGATGATAAAGATGCGATCAAACTACTAGAGGAACTAACGGTAGTAGCGGAAAACGCTTCTAACTATCTGAAATCAAATCATCGAGTGAATATTTTTGCAGTTGACCCCAAAGAACTATTGGACTCGCTGTGCGACCAACAGGTGACGGCAAACGGTGTGGGTTGGATGTTTGGGTATGATATGATTGGCTCGTTGGCTGAGGTGTCGGATTCTAACAATTCTAAATTTGTGAACGGAATGCCAATTTTTAATAATCAGGGTAAGATTGGGAAAGGTCCAGATTATTTTGAGCCCGACTTGAAAAAATTCTGTTAATTGCTAGCTGTCTCATCAAGAAACTTATCATGGAAACTAACACCACCGTAGATTCTTTATTACTTACACTGCGTACTATATTTCCAAATTGCGACCCAATCGAAGCAGTGGGTGCACTCATGATCGCAGCCATTGCGGCTGATGACCGGTTGAGTGCAGAAATGGCAACTGCTGCGGTTGATTCAATTTCCGAAGTCGTAAGGATACTCACTTGGTTTTCGGATGGGGATATACCAACTAGCACTGGACCACACAAGTGAATAATACACAACAACAACGTACCTGTACTGTAACGATCAAGGATGAGGTTACTTGTACGCTTAGTGGTCTGCAGTCGGAGCACACTGACATCCTAGTAAAAAATAATAGTTTCTACATTCCTGGATACAAGTATATGCCATTGTACAAGCTTGGGAGGTGGGACGGCAAAGTTTCTTTCTTCACTGGTACAGGTCGGGCGTACCAAGCTTTCTTACCAGATATTATCGCCACTGTACAACGCTTGGGATACAAACTCAAGTTGAATGACTTGAGAAGTACACTGAATATCGATGTAGCCAACATTAGTGATGATATATTTGGTGAGTATGGGATTACACTGAGAAAGCACCAAGTCGATGCTGTCAATGCTATCATTGATCAATACCACAAAGGTATTATTCTGGCGTCAACCGGCTCTGGTAAAACATATATATGCGCGGCGCTGAGCAAAGTGTATCAAGAAGTTGGGTTCCGAACAATCGTAATTGTGCCGAGTGTCACTCTCATCAACCAAACAGTCAAATCATACGAGAGCGTTGGCCTTGATGTTGGCTCTTACTCTGGCAAATCAAAAGATTTAGATCACACTCACGTGATCTCTACATGGCAGGCTCTCAAGAATCATCCAGAAATTATATCTGGTGGTGGATTCAATGCAATTATTTGCGATGAGGTTCATGGCGCCCGAGGTGAGGTGCTTCAAAAACTGTTGATTAAGCACGGAGGTAATATTCCAGTGCGAATAGGGTGCACTGGAACTCTACCAAAAGATGAATCTGATAAACGAACAGTGCTGGCGGGTATAGGTAATGGAATTGTGTACACAATCGAAGCCGCCACACTGATGGACCAGGGGTTGTTGGCTACAATCCAAATTACTCAGATGGCACTACAGGATACTCACGATCCAAAAAACAATTCATTTTCTGAATATGATTTTGAGAAGAAAGCGCTGATCCTGGACGACGCACGTAACGAATATCTTGCTGATTTTATCAGCCGGACGGGCGAAAAGGGTAATACACTAATCCTAGTGTCTTCTGTGAAGCAAGGAAAGACTCTTGCAACGTTGATTGGAGATTCGTGTGTATTCTTGTACGGCAAAGATAAAGAAAAAGATCGGCAGACGGCGTACGATTTATTTGAAACAAGTGACAACATCACCGTGATCGCCAACGTCCAGATTGCTGGTACAGGCCTTAGTATCGACCGGGTATTCTATTTAATTCTACTAGATATCGGCAAGTCTTTCACCCGAGTCGTTCAAGCGATTGGACGAGGATTGAGAATGTCTTCGGATAAGAAACATGTTGATATGTATGACATCGGAACTAACTACTCATTTGGCGCCGGTCATGCGCGCCAAAGGGCGAAGTATTATTCAGAAGCGCGCTATTCAAACAGGGTCGAGAAGATCAAGTATTGAGACGTCCGTTCTTAATTATTGCACCACACGGGGGTTGACCACTATTAGTGGTTCGACTATGATGTCTTATACACTTGCATAGACTACATAACAAAACATGATTTTAATTGATAAAACAGACGCACCAAGGCCAATAACAACTCTTCAAGACTTGAAGAATATGTCTGAGGGTTTTTGGAACTTCAACCTCAAGCACCAAGACTATTTCTGTACCCCTATTTCTGTAGGTGTAGAAATGCAATCATCATCACTGACACTGGAGGTTGGAGGTAACTTTATTCACCTCCCCGTAGATTGGCATGTGGTTGTCTGTGACAAAGCAACGTGTACGATGGATGTGATCAAGGTACACGAACTTACGAATAGCAATTTCAAGTTGTTTGTTGTGGGTCCTAAACACCATACTGTGATTGATAGTGGATATCGAGTCGTGAATTTTGATCAATCACGGACATTCTTTCACCCCTCCCTCACGAAGCATCAGGTAGTCTGCATTGCAGTTTCACCTACTCGTTGGATCCTAGTATCTCCACATGACTTCTGGCAGAAGTTTTTGAAGAACATGTGTCCGGCCGATTTAATAATGTAACAGGAATCAACATGACAAATAAACTACCACTCACAAAAATTGCGAAGATTAAGCCTACCGTAATGTCACTTGATGAATTCCGGTCGTATCTCAAGGGGATTATGTTCGTCGGAGGAAAGAATTGGGTACCGAATGCTCAACAGTGGTCGGCGATTGTTCAAATTATAGATCAACTGGACATCAAACCAGTTGCTCCTATTGTAAAACAATACCCAAGCGTCGCACAACCAGTGTGGAATTCACCACCACCCATTGAATATCCACAACACGTGAACACATCAACACTTAGTCAATCAACCGGTGAAGATACATTCCCATCATTTGTGTGATATCACGAATACTGGAGGCGTCCTGAGTGGGAGAATACCTTGAATTGTCAGGCCGATTCTTATTGGAATCGGGCATCACTGTTACTTCCGCAAAGCAACTAGAGTCCTCCAATTCTAGTCTGTTGAAGCGGGTGGTACCATCAGCACTCCGAGTATTTTCACTGAGTGATAAACTAAGAGAATTCAACAAATTTGCAATCCAACCAATCGCTGAATTTAGTCCTAGAGATCTTGAATACAATTTCACTCAGGACCTAACGATTCCAGAAGCATTTAAACAAATAAATATAGTAGATGTTCTAAATAACTTACACGGTGACTATATAGTCACCAAAGCTAATTTTGCAACGTACCACACAATATTCAAACAAGAACTTGCTTGGTTTCAAACACACAACAGGATAGATATACTAAGGACTGTGTACTATATTGTACATTCTCTGAAAACCCACAACGTACCTTGGGGTATTGGTCGAGGTAGCTCAGTGTACAGTTATCTTTTGTTCTTATTGGGATTACACTACATTGACCCAATCGAACATGAGTTGGATTACAGAGAATTTTTACGTGATTGACAAATTATCATACACATATATTAAAGGAAATAAAAATGGCTAAGATGATTAAAAGTGCTCGCGGCGAGCTAATTGATTGGGACTTGTTGAATGTGCAGTCGGCAGTGGGAAATAACGTTGCTCCTACTGTTGATGTAGTCAACCCAGTTGAACAAGCTGCTCGCAAACGTATGAAGGCTAGCATGGAAGCTGCAAAGCGCATGGTAAAGCAGAAGGCGCAGGATGAAGAAGCCGCAAAAGCTCGAGCCATCTTAGCATCCATAGAAGTAGTTGTGCCTGAGTCGACAATCGAGCACCCTACAGACACAGTAGAAGCTCAAAATTCATCAACATATTCTTCAAAATCAAAATCAAAATGATTGACCCAATTAAAAATAGCATTCTGTTTCAATTTGATGATGAGGTGCGAGGTGGGCGATTCCACGATGTATCAGAGTCTGGAATTATCCTAGGATCCTCCCATGATAGTCAAGTCAAGGTAGCCCGATGGGGGACTGTTGTTGCTATCGGTCCTGACGTCGAAGATATTGGTGTGGGTGAGCACATCCTGATTGAAGCAATGGGTTGGACATCAGATATTACTGCTGATGGAGTCAGAGTGTGGCGGACTGATGATACTAAAGTACTGGCTGTTGAGGAGTGACACTCAATGGTTACGCTACGTGAAGCGCTTGGTAGACAACTCGCCGCTGGGGCGGTAAAATATAGTACATTTCCAGTGCATGTATTGAATCAGGTGGCACCCACCTTCAACTCGAAATGTCCGTCCCTTTCTATATTGGCGATCAACTCTACAGATATTGATCTATATACGTGGGATTCTGTAGAAGAAATTCCCAACTCTGTGATTCCACGAGTCGTACATCTTCGATTAAAATAACTGCTTAATATGCCACTCATTATACTGCTATCACTGTCCGCGTTTTCATTAGCCGCCGCCTCTGGCTTTTTCAGTGTCGTCGGACTCGCAACTACATTCGCCGGTTCGTTCTGGGCCGTAGTTGCGCTGGGCAGTACAATTGAGTTTGGTAAACTAGTTGCTGTTAGCTTTTTATACAGGTTCTGGGGTGACATAAATGTATTGACGAAGATGCTGCTGATTACCATAGTTAGCCTCGTGATGTTTGTCACGAGCTTTGGGGTGTTTGGTTTCTTGACTCACGCAAACCAGACTGATATGATAGCTCTCAAACAGTCCAACAGTACTCTCGAGTTCTTGATTTCGGAAGAAAAACAACTTCAGATGCGTAAGACTCAGATCGATCAACAAGTATCACAACTCAAAGATACGGACGTATCAGGTAGGGTGAAGTTGAGTAAACAATTCTCAGCTGAGATATCGACAATCAACAAGCGGTTACCTGTAATTGCGATTGAAAAGCAAAAATTAGCTAGTACTCAAATCACTCAACAAGCGGATGTTGGACCAATGATATACCTAGCCAAGACATTTGGATACGACGTTGACGTAGCAGTCACGTGGTTTACAATACTCTTGGTATTAGTGTTCGATCCACTGGCTGTGTTGTTGACTATATGCACCAACATAGCAATTGCTAAGCGAGCTGAAGATAAGGGTATCGATAAGATTCCTGTAATTGTTCAGAATGTTACTAGGGTGGATCCGATTGCTCCACCAGCTACCATGAAACACCAAGAACCCCCCCTACCAGTGGAACAGGTTATCAGTAAGCCGAGTTGGACAGTGAAATTCAACCAACTCTCGCCACAAACTCCAGCGGATGTAAAATATACATTTTCGGATCCCATAATTACCCCTGGAATTACTAGCCCTACTCTCGAGCCCCTCAACATAACACTAATGCAATCAGACTGGACTCACTTCTCAAATAAAATTAAGAGTGATGATGAACTCTCGGCAAAAATTGCGCAGCTGCAGCAGTACATTGCGGATCTTGAATCGAGGAGTGATCCATTGACATCTGATGAACAAATCCTGAAAGAGCGTATAATAGCATTCATTCAACGTAAACAATCAGAATCAATGGATCAAGAAGCATGAAAGAATTATGGGTATCAAAGTATTCACCGACAAATCTCAACGAATACACATTTTCTAGCCCTGAAATCAAATCAGTAATCCGAGAATTTGTAATTGAAAAGTCTATTCCGCACTTGTTATTAGCAGGTTCTCCAGGTACTGGCAAAAGCACACTGGCTGAATTGCTGATTTTAGCGTGTAAAATTGAACCGCAGGATGTATTGATTATCGACGGATCTAAAGACAATGATGTCAATACCGTTCGAGATCGGGTGATCAATTTTGTGATCACTTCGGGGTTTGGTGATATGAAGGTTGTGTTGATTGAGGAAGCAGACCGGTTATCTACTGCTAGCCAAGACACACTCCGGGAAGTAATGGTTCGTTACAGCGATGACGCTCGCTTCATCCTTACCGCGAATCATCCTCATAAAATCACACCAGCCCTCAAGTCTAGGTGCGGTGAGACGATTAATTTCACCTCACTCCCTTATGCCGCTATGGTGAAACGAGCTGTCACTATATTAGAATCCGAAAATATCGAGCACGAGCTTGCTGATGTCGAGGCAATAATTAAAAGTAAGTCCCCTGATCTTAGAGCCGTAATTAATACGCTACAACAAAGGTGTGTTCGGGGTAAGTTGCTATCTTTCTCTTCTGACGATAAGCAGTCGGACCTGGTTGATATGTTTCTGACATCTAATTATTCAGAGATGATTGCCCGAGTGACGAGAGATATGTCACCCACTGAATTGAGTTCGTGTTACACAGATCTATTCAATGCTCTTGTTGTTCATCCTGTGATTTCGGAGGACTCTAATAAATTCGACAGGGCACTCATCGCAATCGCACAATATCAATACCAGCACTCTTTCTCTGCAGACCCTGCTATTTGTGTAGCCGCGCTTATTTCTCAATTCCGATTAATCGAACAATAACCCATACTATGTCACACACAACACTTCCAGATTCTATCACTTCTCTTATCACCAAGACCAACCCCAACGACAAAATTGCGTTCGCACGGCGGGTGGCCAATTTGGATGAGTGGGTAACATCTACAATCTCCCCAATTGAGACACAGATCACAGATCTTCGTGCAAAACTGCTGCCCCTTTACGATCAGATGGATGTACTTAAAACCGACGCTGCAGAGTTTTGTATCCACTCACCTGAGTTGCTGACTGTAATTAGTAGCAACGAAGATGGTGAACCGGAAACAATCAAGTGCAAATTTTGTTCTATGATATTTCACATTGGCGATGAGTGAGGTCACACTGTTCCAGGTCCTGGATCAACTCAATCAACACAATACTACCATAACACATGCACTCACTGAAAGCGAACAGAAGAAGTTCGCTCCTCTTGTGCTAATGAAATGGATGTTCTATAGTGGTGTTGCGCCGATTACCCTTCAACGAGTGAATGCAAATTTCTTCCAACACACTGGGCCAATGCAACTGTCGTTATTAGGTACGGCTGGAGGAGCACCTAAGCATCCAAGGTGGAAGTGGATTAAGTCGTCCGGGGGGAAGGCACAACAATCTGAAGTGTTGATCGATGCTGTTATGAATGAATACCACATCAACCGATCTACGGCGCTATCAGTACTAGACCTATTCTCTGAAGCAGACGCATCAGAATTATTAGACGCTCACAAATAATTTCTCGTGTATAGTTGGACTATATGGCTGTTACCAAAAAATCCAATCCCGATAAAAAAACAAAATATAGCTACGTATGCACGCACTGCGACAAAGCGTACGTAAACGAATCTATGTTCCTTGAGCATACTTGCATGCAAATGCAACGCGCTCAAAAAATGAAGACCACTGAGGGTATGTCTGCTTGGATGGCGTACTGTACTTGGATGAAACTCCAGGGTAGAAAGATTCCGCATCAGACCACTTTCATCGAATCTCGATATTACCAATCGCTGATTAAGTTTGCTGGATTTGTACAATCTATCCCAACCATCGATGTCGATGATTACATTCGTCTGATGATTAAGTTGGCTATGCAGCCTGCAATCTGGACGCACCCAGATGTTTATAAAATGTACATCAAATCAACGAAGCAAGAGTCTCCTATCAAACAGGTTCAAAACTCCACACTATTCATAATGAGCGAGTGTGATAAGGCCAATGTAGACATCAGTGAATTCTTCCAAAACACGCCATGTCCACAACTTATTCAATGGGTTCGTGAGAATGATGTAACTCCTTGGTTGTTACTCGTTAGTACTAAGTTTAAACAATGGTATGGAGGCCTTGATGAAGATGATCAAGAGCGAGTGAATGGTGTTATCGACATTGAGAATTGGACAACTAAGATCCGCAACAATCCAACCGTAGTTCAGACAGCAAAATCCATATTAGTTGAATTAGGGTTATAAGCACATGGATCTTGATATTGATGTACCGTCTGGGTTTGACCCCCGAGTAATATTTGGCGACAGTTGTGTCCGAGCTTCACGAGTTGATGGAAATCAACTAATTAAGCACCCCTGTGGTGTGTACTTTGAGTCTGTTCCAAGAGACAGCGCCACAGACTTGGCTGCAATCACATTTAAGAAGGCAGATCAATTAGGGTACACTAAGTATGATTTTTTGCATCTATCAATCTTAGATCAATTTACTAATCACAGCGAAATAACAGAATTGCTCAAGCGGGAAATTCCGTGGCATCTATTGAGAGACAGGAGCATTGTAGAGCAACTATTTCAACTTCGGAACAGCTGGGACATATTAGCGCGTGTACAGCCAACTAATATCCAATGTTTAGCAGATGTTGTTGCCATGATTCGCCCCGGTAAGAGGGAACTAATTGAAGCTTACCTACGTTCACCGGCCGCAGTGCGAGAAAAATTGTACAGAATATCAGAAACCGAAGATAAATCATCATTTAGACGTGGTCACGCGATCGCATATGCGTATATCATTGCACTACAACTAATTAAGACTTTGCCTTCGGGCGAATCTTAGGCACAGGTGGCGGTTCCATGATCACATCATCGCTATCTTCTTCACCAAAAGGTGACATGACAGTTGCTAAAGGAGATGCTGTGGCTACTGGTGAGTGGGAAGGTAGCGGAGATTGGGTAGGAACTTGGCGCCCACCGTATGCATCCAGAGCCTTTTCAGCTACCTTAGCACCCGACCATACACTTATGTACGCTACGTATATCCAGGTGTCGATTGAACCGTTGGTCTTGACCAACATATACATGATAGCCCACGAACTGATAGCAAGACACACAAATATAGCTAGTCGAAAAGCTGAGGGTTTACCTCCCTCATCCCGTAACATATCCGCAAAATCGAAAGCATTATTTGATTTTTGTGTTCTGTTGAGTACATATATACCCAACACAAAAATTATCAGCAGCGCAATTGCTGGCATATCAATGTTTTGTGATAGCCAGGTAATCAATGTTTCGATCATGGGAAATGTTGTAATTGGTGTCAGTACTTATTAAGCGCTCACAGCGAAAGAATTCTCGGCAGCCGCCCTTGCAGCTCTGAGATTAGACTCTGCAGTTGCGCCATTGCCTTGGGCAAAGTTCCACACAGCTGCTGCGACATCCACTGCAGTCAATGCTGGCGCTGTATTGAGTTGATAAGTCCGGACAGAACGTGCTCGGAAATCAACAGACCCGTTAGTCTCATCATCAGGACTGCCTGTGGTATTGCCGTTGATAACCGGAACGGCGTCAACTCCTGCAGCAGTATAAGCAGCAAGTGCTCGCCGGAACCTCCAACTGCCCAATAACAACAAATCTGTACCATCAAACCTCAGAGCCTCTGGATATGTGATACCAGCGGAAGTTGCTTGCCACACTGCTACTGCATTATATACATCTTCCGCCTCACATCGGGTATTGCCGATATCGATTCTCAGAGCACTTGCGTCGATGGTAACAAACGGGGCTGTGGCTCCTGTGCCACGGGTGTAGATCTGCACACCAAATCCATCTTGGTTTAATTGTTGAGACACTGGGATAGAAGGTGTGAGTGTATTGGCATACTGCAACTCAATGCAATCATAGCCAGCTTTGCGAATGCGTACAGTGTAAATTGGTATAGATGAATTGAACACATACGATAGTGCTGTTGATGTCCCAGTACCTGTCGTAGATGCTACCGGGGCCTGTCCATCACTAATAGTACTACCGACAAATACAGCGACAGTACTATCTGGCAATAACCCTGAGATTGATAGTGTAGCCACATCTAGTGGATATAGAGCAACGTTTTGCTGGGCGAGGGTTGTGATCCCATTGATCGAAAAAGAATCGAGTTTATTAGTTGCGGAGGCGGTCGTTACTGTCATGCGTATCTTTGGAACAAAACCCACAGTTGAGCTGATACCAGTCTCGGCTGCAAGGTTCGCGTTTGATACAGTCTTGAACACACCACTAAACCCATTTCCTTTGTCGAGATCATATTCCAACAGGTGGTTTCCGGTATTGACACCCGCAACAGCAAATGTTGCCAACCCTGACCAACCTAGAATAGCATAAGCCCAAGTCCAAGTAATCGAATCACCGAGTGTGGTAGCAACAAGCGCACCCTGACTGGTAAACTTTGGGGTACCGGCGTTCACCACATACGACGAACTACTTGGGTACGATAAAGTCTTCTCAGTGAATGCAATCGCCAGCCTGGTCGTGGTATCACCCGTAAACGCGTCCCAAAAGTGAGTACCGTATACTGCAGTGTAAGTGATTGGTACTGTACCACCATTTTGTCGATTTCCGCGAGTGAGGGAGTTTTGGATGTTTGGAGATTGAGTCTTGGTAGCATCAACTGTATAACAGTTATCCACCGTCATTTGAGTAGACGTGTTTGTGCTACTGAATAACCCCGTCCTCAACCCTGTGATCCAATTTCGCTGAAACCTGACCCTTGAGTTATTCCCACCATCTGAATACATGTAACTAGAAAGATTCACTGTCCCTGCATTAAAGGGCGATGATGCTGAGCCAATATTGCGAATTGTTGTATCAAATGTAGTATTGACATAAACCACCCCATTGTACGGGTGTACATTCGCTGTCCCAGGCCAGTTGCTGATTGTGTTGATTGCTCCATTTTTTGAATTACCCATGATTTCCAAAGCATGACTAGGGACTGCAGATTGGGTTGTCATCTTTACATTATCAGCATAAGTCAGTCGATTGAGCGCAAAGTTTTTACAAGCAGAAATTAACATCCGCTTGCCAATCACCTCAACGTCGTTGATTGTTATGTCATCACAAGTATTAAAAAACACCGGTCCTGAAGTTGCGCTGGCGTCCTGCGTATAACTCCCCCGGATATTGCTCAGTGTCCACCCGCCATATAAGTTAGTGAATGTTGCGGCGTAACCCGATGTGCTGATTGCCTGCGCTCGGATTGCGGTAAGATTCGATACATTTCCACCTACGTACATCTGCTGCCACACAATCGCATTCGTTGCTAGTTGTGTGGTGCGATAAGACATACCAACATGCAAGCCATTGACTACTGGTGGAGTAGCACACTCAGCCATCACATGTTGGTCACAGGTGTGCACGTCTATTAGTGATACAGAGTAGCACTGAGTGAGGTTGAGATACCAAGATCCAGTGATCTTGCTAAAATTACACACACCCGCTGACGCCGTCAGAGTTTCATAGCGAGTACCCATGGTAGCGCTTGGGGTCATGTTGAGCGCCTTATTTGCGGCTGATGCATTGGTTAAAATAATATTCGGGATACGGATTCGACAACCCGCTGGTGGGAGATCTCCTGTTGGTTGTGAATCATAACCAGTACCAATTGTCATTTGAGATGATGTAGTTATACCAACATATCGACTCCGAGTATCCGTACTGAGATTAACTGATGTGAACAAATCTTGGGCATTGCCCCAAAACTTGAATACATCAGATCCAGCTGATGTTTCAATTTCGACGCCAGGATAATCGGTGATCAGGCCTGCGAGATTGGGTAGTTGTATACTCTGGCCTCTGACACCAGTGGTGGTCCCTAAGTAAAACCATTCACCAGCCATCGTCCAGGTTCCTAGTCGAGGTGCCGATACACCGTAAGTTTCGACTCCTGACACCTCAATCCAACCCATTTCATCAGGGCCGGCGGATGAGGCACTGATGCCTGTTGTAAATGAACCATTGGTTATCGCTCCACCAGTAAGGTTCCGAATTTTTATCCAGCCAGTAGTTGGCAGCGCGGTTCCTGCAGGGGTGACCGCGCCACCAACTCGCGTTGCCATCACACACAACAGTTCTGCAGTCACGGATCCTTGTGTTATTATTGTACCTGAAGTAGGTACGTTCCCAGTACCCGCTGAATACGGTATCAGCCTGGTGTTGGATCCTGTTATAATTAAATTACCTCCCAAAGTCGCTGATATGTTGATGTTTGCAGGAGGGCCAGTGAGTGGAGTAGCATTGGGACTGTAGCGGGTGTCACTATCAATTGTCAGTGTGCCCCCGTTCACATTGTACGTATCAGACCCACCTTTATTTGTGAGTTGTGACATATTCTGAACTGTCGTTATTGTATATGTAGTCATTATTCTTTACCCCATTTTCCTAGTGGGCACTGTGATTTTGTGATTAACAATTTCGCTCTCAGTGCACATCCACATTCGGAACAGACATCCATATTTAGTTTGATTATCTTACTTGGACAGTTATCACATATGGAGTGGCGGTGCGCCTTAGTAGCTTCGCTAGCTAATAGCGATACGACAGGAATATTGAAATTTTGCATCAGTGAGCATTTAATCTGGTCGAGTGCTTTATTTATACAAGTTGGAGTTTCTTGGATATCAAAAAAAGGGCTCTAAAGAGCCCTTTTTTAATTACCTACGAATTTAGTAGGTGTTGCACCTAATACTATTAGGCTGCCCGGCCGGCGGCGATGCCGGCTGCAAACAATGCTGCCAGACCTGTACAGTCCATCGCCTCAATTGCATTCAATTTATCTTCAATGCCAGTCAAGCGGCCGTGATGACCATTGTGGCGGGTTGTTTCCCGATCGTCCAGTACTGCGATGGTGTTGTTAATGGTAACAACATCAGCGGCAACGGCCGCTGCTGCGGCCAAAGCAGCAGCAGCGCTAGCGCTAGCGCTAGCGCTAGCGGCAGTTGCAGCAGCGATATCACCAGCCAGGATTGCAAGCTGAGTTTGGATACCAGCGACTTGCGTCGCTGTACCTGCATCAGTAGCTTGCAAATTTGTTACAGCGGTCTGCAGTGCAGAGATCTCTGTAGCAATAGCGGCGCAATCACAACCGCCTGAACCACCAGCCGCTTCGAGAGCCGCCAGTTGCGTGGTCAAGCTTGTGATAGTACCATTGATTGTGTTGATTTGGTCAGCAAGTGCTGATTCGGCGGCTTGTGCACGTGCAACTTCTGCAGACAGAGAGGCATCGATCTGGTTGATGATGACTGTCAGGTTCTGCACAACATCACTGGATTCCAGTGTAGTAATACGGGTACCTAGATCTGTCAACTGCGCAATCAATGACGCTGCATTGAACTGTACACCAGCAGTTTCTGGATCAGTGTCCAACAAGCTGTTGATTTGTGCAATTGCAGCATTAATTGCAGTCAAGTCGACATTTTGCATGCCAACCAATGCACTGATTTCAGCTTTGATAGCCTCACCAGTTGCGATACCAAACTGTGTACTCACGCACTCTAAGATTGTTTGTAGATTACTCATTCTTTATTTCCTTTAAAAATTAACTCTATAAAAATACCATTGTGAAGTGCGCAACCATTACTCACTTCACTCTCCCAAGGTGAACATTTTACTCATCCCCATTCTATTTACTATCCAGGTGGATTTTGAGGAGGTGTTAAAATTGATTCTAACATCTCCAGGCGACTAAGGAGAGCACTAACCTCGTCGTGGACCTGAGCCCGCATTGCCTCACGAATTTGTACCCCCATCGATGAAAATACGGTAGCGAGTTGCTCATTGAACTCAGTTGGATTTTGTAAATTTAAACTCATGTTACTGTCTCCGTAATTTGAAGAAGACGTTGATTGCCTGAATATGTAAAATCTTTCGTCTTTGTGCTACCATTAACAACTTGAACCAGGCGCGACAAATTCCCACTAGCATATGTAAACGCCTTTGTACTACCATTTGCGTATGCGATACTACCCAGAGAACCATCAGGGTTGTAGTTGAATACCGGACCTTTCTGAGGACCATCGGATTGACGAGCAATTGATTCCCACTTAGTGTCAAATATTTCAAATACTGCAAGTGTATCGTTGTAACGAATATCGCCTTTTACCGGTACAGCTGGCCGTTGTACCGTTGTACCGACAGGTAACCTAACCGCCGCCCCAGTGGTTGTGATCACGCCGGTACTCAGCGTTGGTGATATCGTATCTAAGCTGTGATCAAAATCCATCTAAGACTCCGTGGGTTAATGTTGGCTGTGAATTAGTATTTAGTCTGATGTTTAACACCAGAACCAATTATTTCCATCACTAATCACCGTTCGTTGTACCTGAGGAGCAACCATCTGACTAGACACCCACTGAATTGAACCAGCAGTAGAGACAAGCGTCACTGCGTTAGCACCTACATTGGAAATACGATACAACTTTCCTGTGTTAGATGATGCGGCTGGGAGTGTAATAGTTTCACCGATTCCAACGTCGACTAGTAGTGTGTTATCAGTCGACAGCGCGCTGTAACTTGTATTGGTGTACCTCACAGCTGCTGTGTTGGCAGCATTTGCTATCAGCGGATTCACCCACTCTTGTAGGGCTAGTGTTCCAGAAGCGTCAGGAATTGTGATGTACCGCTGGGCCGTAGCATTAGCGAACAGCTGGGTGTCGAAGCCACCATATCCCTTGAAGTGCATCACACCAAACATGTACACATTATCTGTGTTGAAGTCTATCCTTCGGCCATCCCCCGTAGCTTTAAATAGACTTCCACCTTTGCCGTCGAATATATGGAATGACCTCCAATATGGAAAACTATACACGTTCGTAGTAGCATCGTACCCTGAATTGTAATTGATCGCAATTTCTGCAGTGTCTCCGGGATCTCCCTCACCGCCAGTAAATCCGATCTGGTTTGCGCCAGCTGTGATATTACCGAATTGCAATTTGGAATAAAACAGAGCGGTCCGGGTGACACCAAAAATCTTCATTGCTGATAGCCCCTTACCATTGAAAATAGTAAAGTCGCGGTAATACGGAAATGGATCTGCACCTGAGTATGATGAAGAATAGTTGAATGTTAGTCCTGCATTCGCAGCGGTTGCTTTATCATTGATATCTGCACCTGAAAAATCAACCTGAGCAACTTTAGCTCCATTGACAAATTCCCATCTCCCAGTGATAATCTCCGCCGCCGCTGCTGATAATCCTCCACCTCCACCACCCGCCACTGTTCCTGGCGCCCAGACCCCAGACGTTGAATTGTATACGAGAGCTTGACCGGTCGTTGGTGGAACACTGATTGTATCAACATCACTGAGTGAATTGATTGACGCATCGGTCAGGTCCATTGTCGTTGGACTATTATCTAAAACCTCAAAAATGATGTCGTCAATGTAAACATCAGCAGCAACTGTTGATTCAAATGAGACGTATACTCGTGATGTGCCAATTGGTGCACGAGAATATGGGCGGATACTTTCAATCGCCCACACTCCACCAACTTCAGCGGACGTATAATTATACACAAAAGTGCGAGATGCTACACTACCATCAAAACCAAAAGCGGAAGCGTACCCGACTGTTACAATGAGGTTGCTCCCGGATGGGATGCCGCCCTTGACTTTAAAACTGATTGTTGGCTTAGCCCCTGGAGAAGCGAGGAATGATTTGTACATCTTACTCGATGATGTTCCGCCACTATTCGCCTGGAGCCGGACTGATTTAGTTCCTGTTGCGGATTCTGTTGTTGTAATTACAGGTAGATTGTACCCTGACCCTGATGTTAGCTGCCACTCACTCAACCCATTGGAGCTCTCAAATGATCCATTTGCAAGTAAATTATTCCGGTCCACGTGAACGTGAACTCGCTTGTTTGCTACTGAATATCGTCCGCCGTCAAATGATGGTACATTAGTCAGATATACCGCACCCTTAAACAGTGTTTGGAGAGTATATTCTCCAGATGGAGTGAATGAAATGTGGCTGTTGACAAAGAAAATGCCTGCGTCAGCTGAGCCAGTGTCTGATCCATCTGCAGCATCATCTGCAACTCCCATATAAACACTGACAGGCTCATTTACGACAATGATGGTGTTGCTGAAGCAGATGCGTGAATTAGAGTCCCGGGCGGCAAACCACGGTTTGAGATTGGGGTTGTTGATACTTTCTACATGAGAATCAGTTACATATACTGAACCACCAAATTCTGTTACAATAGCTTCTTCTGTAAAATAATCGAATGAACAATTGCTTAGTGATATGTTTCCTGATACAGCCTTTACTAGGGTATGGCTGTTGAATAACACACAATTTGTAAATCCAATCCGTTCACCTGAATCTTCTAGATTAATACCACTATACAATACAGCAGTATTTCCGTTATGCAAAGCACACGAGTCAATCTTTTGGACATATGAGTGGTCGCCAAAATTGATTAGCACATCAAAACCTGACACCGAGCAGTTTTGTAGTGATGCGTGTGCTCCAGTATTAGCCAGACCTACACCAAATTGCACACCGGTTAATCCAGTGGGACGAGGTTGTCCATAGTTAGATCCTTTGATGTTGAGGCCATGTATACAGTGAACCGCCGAATCCCATAGAGGATAGTAGTTATGAGGTGTGACGACGCTAAACGCAATTGTGACACCTGGATTAGTATTAGAAAAATCTAACTTGGCACCATTACCGACAATGGAATGGCTACCGTAGTCGTGTACTAATCCCACTTCAATCAAGTATGTGTACGGAGAAAATATTAACGTTGCATGTGAGGTCGCGCACGCGGTGAGAGCGGCTTGTACATAAGATCCTACAGGTGTGGTATTAGTCCCTGCAACGATTGTGGCCCAGACGCCTGTTGGGATGAAATCTGAAATTAGGACCGACGAACCAGTAACTAATTGGTCATATGTTTGACCGAAGCTAGTCCAGGTAGTCCCATTGTTAAATTCAAGCAAATCATCATCAGTACTATATCGGATGGTACCAATTGAATTTGGCGGGCGTGTTGATGATGCACCTGACGGAATAATCAGGCCATCACCCCCAACTTCTAGTACATTTTCTGCTACATTGGGGGTTATTTTGTCTATCCGATGATCAAAATTCATATATTATTGGAGTCTCGTTCGCGTGCTATTGTAACCAGAGCAGCGTGTGGTTTATTTATATACTAGAGCCCAACGAAAAAAGGATTCCCGAGAGAATCCTTTTTATATTATCCGATGGCTCTAGTAAGCCATCCTGGGTTTAGTTAAGGGTGAAATACTTCAACTGTTTGTAGTCGCCCGACCCAACGAATCGTCTTACCAACTTGGCCACCAACAGCGATTTTCAGCGCACCATTTGTAGTATCTGCAACCACATCACAAGCCCATTGAGGGTTTGTCTCAGCAACAATTACTTTAGACACAGAACCAGTGATAGTTGTAGAAGCTGCTCCAACGTCCCGGCGGATTGAACCAGTGAAAGTATAAGATGCGGATCCACCCGTTGCGTCAGTGCGCATTGCAATCAACGACAACTCGAATGTGACAGCACTATGATCCAACAGGGCAAATTGAGTAGTAACACCATCTAAGAACAATTCAGTAGTGGTGTCGTCTGTCGTGATATTTCGTACAACATACTGTCCGCATTGAGCATCGCCTGCATTTGTGAATGACCCATTTGCGTACACACTTCCGCCCTCCAGTCGAGAATTGGTGCCAGGCCCCATCGCAGATGAGTTTGTAGCTACTGCTTGAGAACCAGTTCCCAGCGCAAAAGCGTTGCTACCAGTAGCAACTGGTGCAGTAGAACTAACTGCATTCTCACGATACAATTGAATTGGTAAATCACTAGTAGCTAGTGCGCGGAATGTAGGAGCCGCCGCAACCCCAGAGACTGGGCCGACCAACAGTGTGTTTGCTGCTTGTGTCGACAACTCTCCAGTCAGAGTACCAGTTGTAGTGACCGGTGAACCTGTTACTGCAAACATACTTGGTAGTTCTAGTGCAACAGAGGTCACACCAGTATTACTAATGACGGGGTTGCCAGCAGTACCATTTGCATTTGTGATGGAGATTCCACTACCTGCATTTAGTGCACGGGCGGCGTAAGCGCTACCATTACGTACAACCAGACCATCCGACGCGAGTGCACTGATCGCTTGCAGTTCGGAACCAAGAGTCAGGTCAATCTGACCCGAGGAAGTGATTGGTGATCCAGACACAGCCAGTCCTGTAGACCCCACCACTGCTACACTAGTAACAGAGCCATCGCCCATACCAACGTTCGTCCACGCACCACTTTGACGGACGCGAGCACGATTAGTTGTTGAGTTGTATCGAATCTGACCGTCTGTAACACCAGTCTCTTGCGCAGAAGTGCCGGTTGGTAGCGTGACACCAACCGAACCCGGCAATACTGCGTCAGGACTCAGCGACACTGTTGGGTTACCAGCAACGCCATCTCCATTTGTTACGGTGACTTCGTTTGTTGTACCAACTGTGCTCCGAGTAGTCCACGTATCGGTCCCAGTGCGGGTTGCACTGCCTGTACCCGTCAGCGCTTCCAGGGCGCTCAGATCATTTGCCAGAGAGATTGTTGGATTGCCGGCAACACCGTCCCCATTGCCAATTGAAATACCAGTAGATGGGCCAGTCAAGGTTCTGGTAGCCATTGCGCCAGTTGCTGTCTGAGTGACCAGACCTGTTGTTGCTAGTGTGTGCAGGGCACGTAGAGATGAAGTAGCTTCGGTCTGAATAACTGTACCACTAACTTCGATGCCAGATGCGCCTGAATATGGAGTAGAGGAACCAGTCTGAGCAAAAGTCAGTGAAGTTGTATCTAAAACAATTGGATCTGTACCAATAATTGAATAACTAGAACCAGCTGACGTACCTTCGGATACGAATGTGGTCATGCCACTAGTAACCTCAGCTGAAGTATCAGCATCAGATGCACGTGTGGCTGCGGTCAGTGCACCATTGTATACGTAGATGCCGTTCTGAGCACCATTGGTTTGACCGATTACTAAGAATCGCTCACCGTTAGCCATTGTTACACCATCAATCGCAGCTCCAGGAGCAGTCAAATTGATGTTGATACTAGACACAACGCGTACAGACAGTTTATCATCACGGTTGTTGACTGCGGAACTGACCAGACTCTGAACTTGTTGTAATGTTGTCGCCTGTAAACCACTCGCTGCATCCCCTGATAGTGTCAGTGTACCGGTCATAGTATCACCAGCAACATTTACTGGTACATAACCCAGGGCGCTTGATACATCAGAAGCTAACACCGCTGTAGTTGCTGTGATGCGACCTTGATCATCCGTAGTGACCTTGACTAGACTAGCGGTCACGGGGGTGCCGATGGCGGGCAAATTGATTGTAGGATTACCAGCAATGCCATCACCATCAGTCACAGTGACATTACCAGCAGTACCTGTCAGTGTACGAGTAGTCCAAGTATTAGTGCCGGTGCGGGTAGCAATACCAGGGGCAGCAAGTGCTTCGACTGCTGCCAAATCATCTGCAAGCGCAAATGTCAAAGTGCCAGATTCGGTGATCGGACCACCTGAAATTGTCAAACCAGCCGCTGGGGCGGCGGCGGCAACTGAGGTTACAGTACCGACATTGTGCCAGACTGTATCAAATTCTTCAAACAACTGAGTATCGGTGTTAAAACGCATAGAACCGGCTGTTGGAGCAACTGGTCGCTGGGCTGTTGTACCTGCAGGCAGGGTCAATACACCAGTAGCATCAACAATCAGACTGTCGGTGTTCTTGGGCGTGATCTTTTCTAGGTCGAAATCGAAATTCATCTTGGATGGTCTTTTCTATAGGGTTAAAATTAAAGGCTTACTATTTAGCATGACTAAATTACTTGACTTCCGCTGTCTTGATGTTGGCGACCCAGTGGATCACCTCACCTGATACTCCACGAGCTTTGACTTGTAGAGCACCAGAGAATGTGTTTACGCTGAGTGTAACGTCCCAGGACACATTGCTTCTCGAGATTACGGATATACTTGGTGTCCCGACGAACGTCAGTGTGTTGGCACCAGATTGTTTTGTGATGAGGCCAGCGACAGAGAATCCTGCCGCGCCTCCTGAAGTTTGGCTACGTCCGACTACCAGACCTTCGAATACCATCGTAGTATTATCTGAAATCAGCATTGATTCTGATACGCCATCAAGGTACAACGTAAGAGGAGTAGCATTGGTGGTAATGTTCCGAAACACATAACTGCCAGCTTGAGCATCACCTAATCCAGAAAATACACCTGATGCTTGAGTAATCGAGCCTTGGCTAGTAGTAACAGCACCTACACCAAGAGCCAGCGAATCCGCTGCACTTGCTATTGGAAAGTTTGCTGTAGATGTGACATTTGTAGATATGATAGGAGACGGTGTGTTCCCACCAGAACTAATTGGTGGGGTAGCGGTGCCACTCGTCACCCCGATGATGATAGAATTGCGGCTGGTCGTCTTGCCGATTGGCAATTTCAGTGGAGCTTGTGCTGGGTCGCTAGTGGTAATAACTCCAAGTGATCCTACCCACACCGAAGCACCTGTTGCTGAGAAATTCCAACCTGGGTAACTAACGAGGCCAGAAATGATCACATTAGTGCTCTGACCGAGTGCAACATTCTCTGTCACGATACCCAGTTGGTACGCTCCAATATCTGCATAGCTTGCAGGTGACAATTCACCATCAATGTCTACCTTCACATATGTGTATGCAGTCAGTGGAGCAGTTGCAGTGCCCGGAATGATAATGTTATTTTTGTGATTGAAATTCGAATCAATATACAAAGATTCGATTGGGTAGTACTCCTGTTGGAGTGAGTCCATCAATACTGTGTCGTCCCGGAGCGTGTTCGTATCAACATACAATTTGATAGTACTAAGCGTATCGTGGGTGTATACAATTCCTGCTGAAGATCCAAACGCCTCATTAGTAACTGCCGCATTAGGTTCGAATGTACCCAGAACTAGAGCAAGAACGGTGACCCATTGGACCCCACTCCAGCGAGACATTATGTTGGAGCTTGTGTTGAACCACAACTGTCCTGATAGTGCTGCAGGTGGGGTAGTTGAGTACACCGGTTGTTTATCGGTAGTGTTATATGAAATCTCACGTGAGATCAGATCATATTGTTGATAAATCCAATACCGAGTCCCGACGGGATTTGGGGTGGATGTGCCAAATGAACACACAGCCTTGTGTACAGCGTCTACATTTAATAATACTTCGTTCTGACCAAATGCAAGGGTTGTGATGACGGGGATGAGATATTCACCAACAATATCAACATCATACCTACCAGGGAATGCCGTGTTTTTGGTTACTCTTAGAAACGTTGGTTTCTTGTTTGTATCGTAGGGGGAGAGTATAATACCCTGGCGGAAAGCGGTGTGCATAGTGTTAATATTTGCTTCTTATTGTGTGGTTGCTGAAACTACTTGTGTGTGAATTACTATCCGACAACAAACAAAGTTGTAGTATTTATTCAAATCCATCTGTTGTTGAACTAATATCAGCGAGTACGTATTTTGTGAACGCGTCACTCATCTTCTCATCATATTTGTTTGTTTTAAAGGCCGGCCCGTTAAAAAAATAAGAAAAAGTCATCCAATCTTGATCCTGGATAGCTATCAGGAGCTTCTGGTCACTTAATATAAAATTGATAAAAATTTCCAACTGACTATTTTCATCTGCGCACATTGCATTGAGAAATTCTTGTGGAGTTTCAAACCCACAACGTTTGAAGTGTTCGCCCATTATTTGAAATGCACCCCAACTGGCTGATCGAATAGCTGCCGGCCGATCGAGTGACAGTGCTGTGTCCAGGCGGGCTCTTTCGGCTTGCCAACCCTTACCATAATGTACTCGTGTCCACTTAGGGTAACTAATAGTTGGATGAGACTGATCATATTTTCCCTTGGTGAGTTTGGAAAAATAATGCCCCTCGAAGAGAATTTTGGGGAAGTTGTCTGGACAAAAACCACTGCCTGACGATTCCACGAACGCAACTGCTTGCAGCGCCGCTGGATGGCACCCCAGTGTTTCTGCACCATCCACAAAATCTTGTTGTGTTAACATTGTTTACATCACATATAATTAGATGCACTATTTACTTTTCGGAAAAATTTTGAACCAGAGGATTACAACAAGGAATAAAAAATTCAACACGTAGTTAGTAATTAGTGGGAGTTGGACCGTAGTGAGGGTAACATATGCCAGCGTGAGAATCTCACCAATCAACCACAAAAGCAAAAAACCCCAACTTATGCCGTTGGAGTTCTTTTGTCGGTAAGATTGTAGTGCTTGTGGTAGTGCGCAGATAGCAAAGCAAATGCTACCCACCCACCCAATTAATTCAACCATTCGTCAGCTAATCTATCTGAGATCCATTCAATAGGATCTCCATCACGTGCTTTCTGAATACCATACGGCATCTCGTCAGCATAAAAATCATACAGCGCATCATAGAAGTCTGAACCCGAATCTAAATCCCCACCAGCCTTAAAAGCAGCATATTCTTTTGGGAATCGACCGAGAATATCATCAAGCGTACCAAATCCATAACCCTCAGCGACCTTACGGCCACCTTTTGTAATATCAGTGCGTAACTGAGCCATCTGGTTACGAATTGCGTTGCGGGTTTTTGCATCAGTAGCATCAGCCAATTCAGCCTTCAGTACTTCCAACTCATCTTTCACATCTTCAAGTGGGTTAGCACCTTCTGATACCTTCTGGCCAGCCCGCTTTTGAAGTGCACGCAGTTCTGATTTCAGTTCAGCACAGCGTTTCGGTGAAACTGTTTCGGATTCGATATCACGTTTGAGCTCCTCAATCCGATCAAAAATTTCATCTTCGGATTGTTTTTCTGTCAAACCAATTACTTTGCTAAATTCTGTCGGAGTATACGGGTATCCAGTATCACCACCATTTTTATAAAACGTAATTTTATCGGTGTCAGGGTCAACAAAAGCAATGCCTAAGTTGCTGTTTTGATACTTGGCCATGCCAGTGTGCTTATCCGGACCTTTGAATAAGAATTTTGCTTTTGTAAGCACATCCACAGCACCCATTTTAGTAATGTTCTCACCAGCTGTATCTTGTTCCGCTTCAACCAACTTATAGGCTTTTGCGTTTTGTTGGATGTCTTTCATAACACAGGTGACAACTTTGTCGAGTGCGTCTTTACCGAGCTTAACTTTATCTGCCAGAAGGGAGGCATCTACCGAAGAGCGAACTTGGCCTGTAACAAGTGCCATGGGCATTTTACTGACGTCTTTGTCACCTTCACCTTTAAGGTGTTTTACGGCGGCTTGTGCCAGTGATGTAATTTTTGCAGAGTCACCACAAATATCGGTAGCTTTCGTAGCTTCGGATAAGTTGATGTGCTCCATCAGTTTAGAGAGTAATTTCATGTTTTCCTGTTATGAATAAAAAGAGTGGCGCGTGATATTTATACAGCCAAGTTGTAGAAGCGCATCAGGCGGCTACTCAACCAATCATCAAAACTGGCCGGCGGCGTGCTGGGCAGATCCGATGTGGATTGTAACTGCTCTAGTAGAACTAATTTCTCCTGGATCTCACTCAACACATCATCTACACCAAATTTACCTGCGCGAATGTCTAATAACTTAGTTCGCTGCTCGAGGGATACGGGAAAGGTCATCGTTTTGTATTTCAACAACTCGATACCCTGATCTACAATTCTCATGCCGTGCGCAACACCCTTCCAGTCCACGTCACCTGAATCAGCGGATGATACTGATCGAGCACCGTATTTGCTAAGTCGCTGTTTGAGTAGTTTATTCAGTTCTGGCAACTTAGTGTTGATTGGATACTGTTTGTTGAGTATTGACAGCACTCGCTGAGGGGGAGTACTGTTGGATGCTGTCTCTGCAAGTGTACTGAAGTATTTTGGGAACGACTTGGCCAAATCCGCATACTGCAGATCAAGCCTTGCCCCCGTATCATCATCGATCAAATCTATCACGGTAGCACCTTGACGGTTTTCCGTTAGTTCAATCAACAATTTCAGTGCACTCACGCGCTCACCTTTGACACTAAGGACATTGATCTGGTTTTGGGTATACCCAACTAGTGCGGACATGTTGGAAGTCAGATACATCGAGGCGAGGTCGCGAGTAAACTCATACAGGTTTTTGGTATCTTGTAGAGTGGACAAATTGCGTGTATTACCATTCTTGATGATTGCAAATGCTAATTCATATGCATATGTCTGTCCTGCAGCAAAATCTCGGGCGAAGATCTGCAGTGGAATATATTCCACATCAATATCTTCAGGCCCATTTGCTCCAACACCAGGAGATGTCTGTTTCACACTATTAGCTAGTTTACCCCCAAGCAATAGCACACGAATATCAGGCAGCGTGATTTCTTTGAAATCGGAATCTGAGGTTGGTGTGGCGGTACCATACAACTTCGAACCATACACTGTGCGAAATAATGTTTTTTGTTTCATATCCCCTACTATACTCAATATCTACTAAAAGTCAACACACTATTTCACATCAGGAGCAATAGTTAATCGCACGAGTGATGATACATTAGTACGCAGTTTGATAATTTCTGCGGCCGCTTCATCTAGCAGAGCGGCAATGCGATCTGGTTGATTCTCCTGAACACTCTTGCGGTGTGGAATGTTCCGGCGGATCTCTGCGCGCTTACGCAGTCTGAATACAATATCATCTTCTAGTATTAGCATATCAACTAGCGAACACTTGTTCAATTATTTTTTCATACAACATATTAACAACAGGTTTGTGTAATTCCCGCCCAATCTCCATGAACGCATCATACGTCAACCAAACAACTGATTCAGTCTCGGAACTAAAGTTACCAAACGCAGACCGTTCCCCAACTTCGAAAGCATAGATGTGTGTGCGGCCTAGTACCACCCCACCCTCGATTGTGTACCGAATGTTATCAGGAAGGAGCCCGAGTTCTTCTCCACACTCACGAAGCGCGGCGGCTTCAGGAAGTTCATATTGTTCAACTCTACCCTTAGCAATTTGGGGCATCTTTAGTTCTGGCACCTCTTTATTGTAGGTCGTTGTCGTTGGGATCATGAACAACATCTCAATTGCACCAGTGTCTGCACACAGTGTATATGGAATTCCGCCAGCTCTCCAGGTCTGGTGCCTAGTATTCAAAAAATCCTTCTGAGGTGTATTGGTATTCATCGCGATTCCCAACGAGTGAAGCTACCGTTCTCACCATCTTCGGATACTTCACACGCAGATAGGTCGAAGTTTGTGTGGAGATTCTCTGCAATTGATTCACAGGACATCCTACCAAATACGTGGGATTGTTTTTGTTCGTCCCAATACATATCGCGCAAAAATTTTACCAGCGTGTGCTTGAACATAATGAATTCAACATCACGATCATCATGATTGACTAGTTTGTAGGCCTTGATATGGAATACGTGCCGGTGTAATGGACGAAGAAAATCAACCTCATCGAATGGACACTCTGGCCAGTTGTGGAGTCCATCTACACACAGCGTGCAGAATACTTCAGTAATTTGTTTCATATTAGATTGCCTTCCCACAGGGAATTGAAGTTAGTAATCGAGCAACAAGTAATTGTTCGTATTGATATTGTTGTAGTTTTGATGGAATGGTATCAGGGGTTTTGCCTACAAGACCCGTGACTATGTGTGTAGCGAGATCTGTAGACGAGAATTCAGAGGGTGGGCACAAACGTTTGGACGTCAACTGATCGTATACAATAGCTCCATCCATTATGCCCCGAGAATAAATTATAACTGTTGATGGATTAGATTGAATAAAACCCAGAATGTCTTCCATACTGGTACTGGATGCGCTAGTGACAGCAAGTGCTAAAAATATTGGTACAGTGAATTTAGTGAGCATGTGGATGAAAAATGAAAATGGAGCAACATTTAGTATAAGAATAAACCACTCTGGTCTCAATCAACCGTTGTACAGATCAATTCCAGCAAGTTGATCCTCCAAATCATTCTCTTCGTCACTAATCTCAAACTCTTCTTCTACCAAAAATGGCGCAAGTTTTTTCATAACATCAGCACTATACACAATATTTTTATTGATAGTCTGAATGTATGCTAGATACATTGGGTCTTGATTGAAGATAAATTTCAGAGTCTTGCCGTTGTACTTCCCAAACGTCAATTTATCCTTCCACCCAAGTGCGATCTCCTCGACAAACTTTTCTTTTGCAGCGCTTTTATTGGACTTATCCAAGCTAGGCGCAGACTTGGTAAGCACCTTGCGTACTTTTTTAAGCATAGGAACATCCGGCTTAGCAGGCTTCTCCAACTGCTTTCGGATCTGCTGCAATCTCGGTGTCGATTTAGGAAAACTGAGAGCTTGATTGAGAGTCATCTTTTGCACCTTGCCAGTATTGTTTACCCTTTTTCTCATTGAGAGATGCACAAGCTACACAGATTACCGCATTTGGGCTTGCTTTCCAGACTAATTTATCACCAACCTCAACTTGCATCATCAGCGCCTTGACGCGCTGCATCGGAATATCCTCACCACACTGTTGACACTCTTGATCTTCTACGACATCAGCCGGGCAAGTAATACCGTCTAGTGTGATTAACTTAGCATTTACACGGGCGATGGCTTGTTCACGTGTCCGTAGTTCAATCAGTTGAGCTTGCTCCTCTGCTTCGATAGGGACATCATATTCGATTGGTTCTTTATTTGACATTTTGGTTTACAGGGTTGGGATTTTAGATATACCCCAGATTGCTGGGGTATTTAATGTGTTGGTTAAATTTAATTGGGGTTTGGTAATTAAGTACCAACAATATTGTCCCAGAGGACATTTTGAATTCGATGAGAATATAAAAAGCCGTACTCCAAACACAGCTCAGCTACTTCACGAGCGACATCCGTCTGCTGTTGACCTGTACATGCCATCGGCATTGCCCAGATTTGAGTGTCCTGAGGAATACCAGCTGCCCAGTATTCATCCATGGCTCTCAACACTTCATCAAATGACTCTCTCGTGTTCGTTACAACAAACTTGAAGTACTGATCGACTTGATTGATATTACGAATATTCATTTGATTTACCGCAATTTGTGGCTTAATTGCCTTACTCCACGGTTCACCACTGACTGACAACTTTGGAGAATTACTCCACGTCCAACGCCGGGAGGCATCTTCGCTCAACCATTCGTCGATTTGCTGAGTGAATGATTCTTTGAATGGGACAGCACAGTTGGTCTCCATCAGGATGTGTTGACAACCAGACATAGCCGGATCACGAAAAATTTCATGTAGCCACTTCCACTGCATCGTGGGCTCCCCGCCTGTAATACTGAAAATAACTGGTAGATTAGTTTTCGGGTGCAGCCAACTTTGGTGCGGCAATTTACTGACTAGTTCGGCAGCAAGTTCAGAGCCGGTCATCTTAGCCCACGTGTGCCGAAATTCCGGCGAAACGGAATACTGCGAATCACATCCTGCGCTAATGAATGGCATGGCTTTGATGTTACTATAATCACTTGGATTGAACGTCAACGTCGCATAACCATTGGCGGTTACTTGGTTATCAGGATTATTAAATTTTGGACATTTGAAATTACAGACTGCTAATCTAGCATATACTGTCGGGTGGAACGTATACTTAGACTCGCCTTCAAGAGACATAAATACCTCGCTTACTTCAAAAACATTACTCATTTAGATTGCCTTTCTTATTAACAGACAGTAATCTTACACTCAAATAACTTTGTCGCCAACAGTATGACACACATCCCCAATTTTACCAATATATTAGAAGAATATAAAACAACGAAAACAACGCATTTACCCAAGAAATACCCCGAAGCATATGAGTACATTGTAGATGCTACTAAATTTCTGCCTCCGGGAGTTTCTTCTACACAACGATTGTGGCATTTTTGGAATAGTTGCTTTGCCATACCAAAATGTGCAAATTGCGCTAATGGTGTGAAATGGGATATTGTCACACAAACCTACAGGAAATTTTGTGGGATGACTTGCTCCGCCCGCTGGATCGCCGCTCAGAAGGCTCCACTACACGGGAAACCACCAATGTGTTCTGTGCCATCTTGCAATAAACCAGTAATATGGACATCAGTGGGTGGTAGGTGGCGAACGACGTGCTCAGTAGAGTGTGCGGCAAGTACACGACAAAACGTTGTGTGTAGCGAATCACAAGTTAGGTTGGTCCTTGCTTCATTGGATTCAAAGTTTGACATGCGTACTTTTGCACCAAAGTATCGAGCTGAGTATAACAAAATCAAAGATATGACTAAGCACCTTCCGGAAGCTTATCAGCTAAAAGAGCGAATTTACTGGGTTCGAACTGGGCGAGATTACGTAGCCAATCAGCGCGATACTCACAAAAAGACAAAAGAGGATAAACTAGCAAAGACCCACGAACGAAAGCAGTGCGAAGTGGAGAAGAAGCGGTTAGCCCAATCAGTTAAAAAGACTGATCGAGAGCTGGCAAGGGATGCTAAGATTCGGCCGACGGGGCCGGCGCGGTGTTGTGGTGTATGCAATGCTACAGAAGTGTTGTGGAGTAGCAACAAGGCAACATTCTTACTCTGGTGCTCACCCACGTGCCGAAGCAGGCGTCCTGAGGTGGAAGCAAAAAGATTGGCCACGTGCGTAGAGAAGTATGGAGATATTACGTCTGCGAGAAATTCAGATGTTAAGCAACGTAAAAATGAAACCTGTTTAGCTAGATATGGAGCAATCACACCTTTACACGATCCCATTATATCCAAGAACATTCGAGCTCACATGTTGGAAAATTATGGTAGCGAACACGCTGGTTCTAGCCCCATAATCCAAGCCAAAGTTAAGTCTACTTTAGCAGACAAATATGGTGTTTCAAATTTTGGGGAAATCCGAAAGGTGGCGGCGGTGTTACAGCGTGCCCAGAAGACCAGGATCGATAGGTGGTGGCCGAACCGGATGGAGAACATGTCTGATCAAATAACTCCCGAATATGAAGTTGGTGATTACACTCACCGAACAGAACTAATGCCGTACAAGTGTGTCGATTGTAGTACTGGTTTCTTATCAATGTTAATGGATGGTAGTACCCCAAGATGTCAGACATGTTATCCACTGTTCGGAGGTAGAAGTAGAAAGGAAAAGCAGATTACGGAACACTTGACAACAAATCACATCAAATTTGTTGAAAATACCAGAAAAATAATAGCGCCCCGCGAGCTGGACGTGTTTATTCCAGATAAATCAGTAGCTATAGAGTTTAATGGATTATTTTGGCACAGTGTAAACAACTACACGAAAATTGATGCTGGGTATCACCTAAACAAGACACTAGCGTGCGAAGCAGCAGGTGTCCAGCTACTCCACGTGTTTGAAGATGAATGGGACAATAAATCGGATATTGTTAAATCGGTGATCAATGCTAAATTAGGAATGTTTGAAGTTAGGATATATGCTCGTAAGTGCCAGGTAGTGCAACTAACGGCTGCTGAGTGTAATCAATTTTTAGTTGCCAACCACATTCAAGGGGCAGATTTAAGTTCTGTCCGATTGGGACTGATGTACGACAACAAACTAACAGCTGTAATGACTTTTGGTAAATCGAGGTTTAACAAAAATTATGAGTATGAAATGTATAGATTTTGCACAAAACTCAACACACAAATCGTCGGTGGTGCTGCTAAACTACTATCACACTTTTCAACTCAGTACAAACCCACCAGCATAATATCATACGCCGATAGACGTTACTCAACAGGAGGGTTGTACAACGCTCTCGGATTCACGCGGTTGCACTCCAGCAAACCAGCATATCAATACGTCAAATCCACTAAAGGGGATGGTGGGAATTACACAAGGCGATTTAACCGCACCCAGTTCCAAAAACACAAGTTATCGAAAGTGCTGAGTGTATTCGATCCCAACCTCACAGAGGCGGTCAATATGCACAATAACGGATACCACAAAATATATGATTGTGGTACTCACGTATTTGTCAAAACATTTGTTATTCCTTAGTGAGAAAAAAGGCCCTTGGGGGCCTTTTTCATATTGGTTCATAGTGGTTTAATTGATGGTAATTGTCCAGGTTGTTGTGGTGGAAGTTGTGGCCCGATCACCGGACTATTACCTGGTTTACCAAATTGCACAGAAGAGTTCCCATTCCTATTGGTAGCATGTATTGTATCGATTAGTGCAGTTGTCAGCAACGCAATATGCTCATACAAATTGTTCAAATTTGCAGCATCTTTCTGACACCTCTCCCAAGATGTATCTAGTCGTGCCTGTAATTTCTTGATGTCAATTGCCATCTTTATACCCTCCTGCGAATAGGGGCCTGAAGTTTTTCAGATCCTCGACTATTCTATTCAACTTATGTTTTGTACAAAACGCTGAAATCTTCCAGAAATTATAAGTTCGAGTTCGGTTCAAGTCTTCATTAATTGTAGTATGAATGAGGTCTCGAATGAATTCTGGTTGGCGAGTCAGATCCATCAACAACATATTTTCTTCTAATAACTGACTGACGATTACTTTGGGTGGCAATTCATCTGTTGGCTCTGCACCTTCTAGTAGCAACTCTCGTGTTGCTGACCCACCCAGGTGGACTACAGATTCACTCATCAAATTTGCCATCTCATATGCATCGGAGTACGCCTTCTTCAGCCGTGTTGCTCTAATACCGGGCAATATATTAAGGATGTTATCAGCCTTATCACCCCGCATTGCCTTTTCAAACAGAAAGTATTTCGGATCATCACACTCAATTATCTTACCTGAGGTAAAATTACAAATAGACGTAGTAGTTGTCGTCAACTGAGTCATATCAGAATCATTAGTCATGATGATATTGATTTCATTGGGAAACATCTGGACAAAACCAGCGATGCAGTCGTCTGCTTCCAGCTTGTCCGCCGCGAGTGTAATAATTCCCGTTTCTTTACGTAGCATTTCTTCAAACTGTACCATATGATCAATTAGATCAGCAAATTCTTTTGCTTGTGTCGGTGTCTGATTCTGCCGTCTCTGTCCTTTGTATGGCAGTTGGGAAAGCGCAGCGCTTGACTTCATGTATAATTTGCGCCAATTGTTTGGCCTATCGAAGCAGGCCACCACCCGCTTTGGTCGGAACTCTCTACAGTATTTGTTCATTGATTGGATAGCGGCGTGCATTGCGATCCCAACTCCTCCATCCTCGGGGGGAGTATCATCTAGGAAGTTGGAGCGCCGGTAGCTCGGAACCTTCTTGGACGCATGAAAGGTCCGGTAGATCATACCGGACACGTCGAATATCAAATTGTCTACACGGTTAGTCGTCATAGTGGCATGTGTGGGTAATGTTTTGCGATGTAAAAATCAGGTGAAAGATTTCCGATGGCATGAAGATAGTTAATCAACCCCGAAATCTGGATCTCAGCACATTCGCTGATGTGGTGTGCGTTGGCGATTGTCATGTACTTAAACTGACAATCGAAGGGCCCATTGGTATAAATGAACCCAAGAGCGCACAGAGGGTCTAGGTCCAGATCGAGTGCTTGACTATAATCACCTGTGTTAAAATACAGCTGTGAATCACTTTCGTTGTCGGCGTGAATATGGATTGAACATGAAGAATCCTCCTGGTCACAGGCTGTCCCGACCGTCCAATGAGGGACTTCAGAGCTGATGATTGATCGATATCGGGTAAAATAATCGTATGGAGTATTAATCGATTCGTCTATGTACTCAGGGTGGATCAGATTACCAAGACTAGCGTTCCACACATTAAAAATATCATTACTCATATTCGGTGCTATTCCCTGTACCTTCACTCATTTGGCGATGGAGGGCGACCAACCAGGAGTTCACAATTGCGTAGTCAGTAATTCCTGTGAACCCTTTTGACCGCAATTCTTTAATAAATGCATCATTCCAATCGAGTTGCAGTCCCAGACCTTTGTCGCTATCATAACTATCCGATTGAATCTCTACCCACGGGGCCGGTCCATTTTTCTTTGAAGACCGCTCAGCAGCAATCCTTTCAGCTTCGGCTTTCTTATCAGCGGCGAGGGCCGTTGCCATATCAGCATTGGCTTTTCGTACTTGCTCAGCAATCTCAGCTCTCAATGTTCTGTAACACAGAACTAATTGGTCCTCAAAAGATGTCTGGAGCGCATCCAGCTCTTGACGAAGTGACAACAGGTCTTTGAATTTACTAATCATCTGTTTTTGATATCCATTAAAAATATTTGTGCAGAGATATTATCTGTTTTTACGTTTGTTGCCAACTGACCATTCACCGTCAACTTACATTCGAATACATCGTCAGGTGAGAACCCTCGCTGAGACTGTTTAAGTTTCAACAAACCATTCAGGTGAGCTACAGAGTAAGTGTATGTAAAATCTGCGGTTGTTGTAGTGATACTTGGATCTAACATAAGACTAAAAGCTTCAGACTCACTAGATCCTGATGCAGTAATTACTGAGTCCACACTTTTAAAAATTAGGAACTTGGTGTCGATGATGCGCGCCCCTTTCACTAGTTCTGCTAAGTCAGTAACAGACATATCTAGCATATGGGCAAATTTGCCTGTGAACGCTTTTGGCAAACGAGTAGTCAACTTATCATTAGCAAGTTTGAAGTCCAATGAACTCCTACCTGATTTCAATTTGATTGAGGTCGGTTTACCTTGGTTATTTTCCATGATCTCAACAGATGTTGCTGGTTGAGCAAGTCGCTGCTCGAGTACCTTCAGGCGAACTAGGCCAAGTGGTGGCCCCACGTAAGCTGTAGACATATCAAAGAAAATGACGAGGGTCGGTACTTCATCTACAGCCACGGTGTGGCTAGGAGACAACAAGAGTGTTTCTATCTCAAATACTTTTGTAAATCCGGCTACCGTTCGAATTGCATTGATCGAATTATTGTCTAGTTTCATTTGTATTGATTATGTGAGAAATGTGTGTGACTACGGTGTCTGATAGTAACACCTCCATGTGATTGCAATCAACATGAACATACTCGGGGTGTACCAGTGCCTGTTGAGATGCTTGCGTGACGACCCCATCATTCGGTGGTACCCACCGTGAGTGGAGTCCCTTTGTTGTAACGAAACTCGTCACTGAGACTCCGGGGTCACACTGCAGATCTCGAATCAGTGAATTTGTTGGGGTGATATGTTTAAACACTCGGGGTGCATTTATTCCATATCGCAGAAACGATGCTGCTTTGCTTCCGCCTAGTGGACTACCAACAGTGAATACGTGGCTGATAGGTTTGTGATCATATTCACTTTGTGCCATGCACGCCCAGAGAGCTACATTGCCACCAAGTGAGTGCCCGATCACATAAACTGGTTGACCTATTTTAGCATTGATTAAAATAAACTCATACAATTCATGACCTACCTCATCTGTCGGGCGATTCCAATCATAACAAAATGTGTGTTCCTCATACTCACTCAACACTAACTTGTAGTAATTAAGTGTCATGGTTTCTTGTGAAGCAAATGCTCCGTGTACATATACGATTGCGGGTTTGATCATTGGGTTGGGGTTGCTGGGTTCGCGGGAATGACCCCCAGTGCAAAAGCACAGTGGGAGCACAGTGAAGTGTTATTTAGCCTTTGAAAACCAACCGACTTTGCCATTCTCAATTTCTTTTGTATCTTCATACGGCCCTGTTCGTTTACGGTACCACTCATCCTTACACGATTCGAGCATTCCAATTATGGAATTATGTTCTGAGTAGGTCAGTGGCGAACCTCGGTCGTAGGTACCAGCAATCATGCGAGTAGTAATGTAGTTGAGTACTCCAGGCAATTGAAGTTCAGTGTGGTTATTTGCACCGTGCGCACCTGTCACAGCAATTGTGTGATCAATGAGTGCGTCGATGTGCATGTCGAGTTGATTGCGTAATTCTTTTTTAATGTATGGCATCTGAAGTATTTGTTTTTAATTTATTTTTGGTCAATGATGCGAGCTGCTTAGTGAGCGCTTTCTTTTTCAGATCGGCGCGCTTGTCTACTAGTTTCTTACCCTTACACAGAGCAATTATTGCCTTGAATTTTCCGGCTACAAGCTCAATTTCACTCACCACCCACGTCAGTCCATCACGACTACCAGAGGAGTTCCATGAAATTAGCTGTTTCTTGTGAGCAATACACGGGACCGATACTTGAGATTCTTCACCCTGGAAAGCAATACCGACAATTACAGCTCTACCATCCTGTTGGAACACCACTCGAGCACCAGTAATACCAACCTGCTTATTTGCAAATTGCTTTACCTGAGCACTAGTTAGTTTGAGTCCAACTTGGGCGCGCTCGAGAATGGTGTATTTCCATTCCAGCTTATTCTGTAACATTGGGACTCACAGGTTTGCAATAATGAACGAACAGATAGCAAACAACATCACTGCCATTCCTACTGTTGATGGTGCGGAAGCGTCAGTTTGGTACCACACATTTAATCGGGCAAAAAGATCTTTTAACATATATTTTATACTGCTATTGGGAGTTTTAAGAAAGGATTACATTCATATCCAGTAATTGTGAAATCACTCATTTGAAATGAATCGATATCAGTAGTAGGATTAGAAATAACCAGACGTGGAGTACATTCTACAGGTTTGTGAGTTTGTAGCCAAGTAGTCAACTGAGGAATGTGATTTTCGTATATATGAGCATCACCAATTGCATAAATTAATTTGCGTGGTGTTCTACCGGTACACTGGGCGTATAAACTCAACAAAAGCGCATATTGAGCGATGTTGAATGGGGCACCCAATCCAATATCATTCGATCTGACGTATACCTGTAGATCTAAGTGGCCATCGTTGGTGCAATATAATTGGTGTGATTTATGGCACGGTGGTAGTGAGTATTCAGAAAGGCGAGACGGATCCCAACCTTCTACAATATGGCGGCGGGAATCGGGATTTGTTTTAATAGAGTCGATCACAGCTTTCACTTGATCAACTGCGTTCGTCATGGCAAAACCCAGCGCTCCATCACAGCGGATATCGTGTAGTGAATACTGTGGCCACGCTCTCCACATCTGTCCATATCCAACAATGGATCCATCGGGCTCTGCCCACGGATCCCACAATTTGGATCCTCGTTCGTTCAACCACGAAATATTATAGTTACCAGAAAGGAACCAGAGCATCTCTAAGAACGCTGTCTTATATCGAGTCTCTTTAATTGTCAGGATTGGGAATCCTTCTCGTAGATCGAATACCATTTGATGGCCGAAAATCGATCGCGTGCCTGTCCCCGTCCGATCAGTCTTGGTCTCGCCGTCCTGAAGGATTGTTTCAATTAGTGTAATGTATTGTAGATCGTGAATCATTTGCGTAGTGAGTAACAGTTGTTACGAAATTATTATCTTGATGTGTGGGGGGAGAATGTTTTCACTGAACCTTGCGGCCAAGTGATACTAATCAACCCACCTGTTTTGTTATAATAGAATGTTATCATATTGGTTTATAGACGATCATCTGGAAAAGAAAACTGGTGTGATTGGCGTTTCCTCATCAACAGTGGTAGTGAAAATAGCACACGATTGTCTGTTGGCTATATCATGCCATTTCAAACTAAAGTCAACGGACATACTGTTGTGGTTTTGTAAATTCTTCATGGTTGGGATTGAAAAATTGATACCCGAACAGCACTTGACCTTGATATTCAAGAGGGTCATTGAATCCCTCAACTAACTCCGAGTGGTACCAAGTTCCGAGCCGCCCAGGGTGCCAATACCTTGATACCAATGTGCTGCTGCCTTCCCTCAGTGGGTGCTCAGCTAGAACAAGGGTCCATTCCGATGATTTACCGTCAATTGTGTAAAATTGAGTTGCTGTGTTTGGGTCGTAAGGTACTCTCCCACCAGTGTTCTTATCGACCCAGGTGCATGCGAACCGAGTTCCTAGTCGCTTTAATACTGAGATCATTGCAAAACTTTGATCGTCACCAATCTGTATTTCACTCAGCCGTTCTGCCCTGAATAGGAACATGATGAACATCGCAAATAGGCTCTGCATGCGGGATTCTGGTACGACATATACAGTAGTCAGTATATTTCCACCAGTGATAATAAAGAATCCAAGTACAGTCGCACCATCATGGGACGCAATGTAATTTACATCTCCTTGGTCTAGGGCCTTGTAGATTTTTACACCTTCGATGTCACCTACGTGGTCTGCCCCTTTACGTAACTGGTCTTCGAATTTGCCTAGGAACATACCTAGGTGCTCGTAGCTCGGTGAAGCTTTCGCCATCTCCATTACGTCACATAATTTCATTTTCCTACCTTGTTAAACTAACGTATATTTATCCAGGACGGATATAAGCGCAGTGCTGTGGTTGGGGTTAGTTCGGCTAGCATAATCATAGTTATAGCGTAATTGGAGTCTGATTATCAACTAAGTGTTGTTCCCAAGGACTCGGAAAGCTACAGTTAGGCAATTCACAGCACCCAGCATCACCAAACAATGGCGCAATTACTGAGTCCTTGCAGCCTGCCAATCCACAGGCTACTCGTGTAATGAAGAACTCCAACTCGGGATGTGAATGAGCATATTGGGTAAATTCGATAACAAAACCTCTGATGGTAGGCATTGGAAGTGTTGCAGAAATAGATGCATTTTTTGTGGGAATTGCATAACTATTCCCCTGCATACCACGAGGATTCCCCCACTCTGCACCAAAGTACCTGTGTGCTGCCTTAGCCGCTCCTGCACCGTGGATACCAGCAAGATTTGATCCAAACACAAATATTCCTGATTTGGGTACGGTACAATCTGGGTGAAATTTAATTTTCATCGGGCTGATGCCTTTTTGCTCTGTATGTTCCAATGAACCCTAAGTTTTTGCCACAGGACCTGCACCACGCTGTACAGCTCATATCCTCATTCACAGTTTTGTGTTTGCAGCGTAGGCGTTTGATGTATGTTGGTACGTGATATAACAGGTATACGAGTAAAATCAGAGTGATGAACACAACTCCGATCAAAAACTCAGCTACTGACTTCATTAACCAAAAATATAGATACTCAACCATTCGTACACCCCGTGGGAAGTTGATCTGATTTTACCATAAAATAATCCTGTTCATCAATAGTTTTGCGTCGAATCGCCGAGTGAGTAGTAATCAACATCACCACAAGCTGGCCCTTTGTTGATCAATTCTGGGGCGACGTAGATGTCTGCAAGGCCACCTTCAGCATAGTATCCAGATTGAGTAATGACCAGTCGAGTCTGGGGATTTTTGGATTGTAGATCCAGCAGTGTGGCAATCATATCCGCAATGTGAATTGAATTTGCTTCCAGTTCTCTGGATCGTTGTAACTGTTTGACCAACGATTTGAACGGCATGCTGCACATAATATCTGCAGTGCGGGCAGAGAGAACCGCATTATCTGTATACTTTGATAGGTACGTACTGGTACAGTTGGTACGAGTCTGAACACCAGCATCATTACAAAACTCATCACATGGTCGAAACTCACCAGAAATAGAGCAACGGATATAGTCACCAGGGACTTCCATGATTAGTGGTGTGCTGTCGATAATATTAACAATTTTCATCATTTTGAGATTTCCTAGTTGTTTCACCCTTAGGGTATATTATAAATCAATTTTGTTAAAAAGTCAACGGTAGGCGATAGTTCTCACAAAATTCGATCTAGCATTTTTACAGTGCGCTTGCGGTTTGATAACTCAAATAGTGAGCGGCATGAGACGCACTGATAGCACCCTGGGGCCGCCGTGCGACGGGCTGGAGGAATTTCATCTCCACACTCACGGCAGTGAGCAGCATGAGTGTGCTGGTCATATAACTCCAACCGGACTGCCTGTAGTGCATTTTCAGCAACAATCAGTGCGTGTTCTGATTCAGCATCACTCGAAGTGTAACCAAAAGCCATAATTTTATCGGGTAGTGCGTGAAGAAGCCAGCTCGACAACATATACAGCAGGTAGTCCACCAATTAGCGCAATTGCAGCTGAATCACTGATTGTGATGCTCTGTTGTTGGGTTGTTGTACTCGCGTATCCCAATAGGATAATAGCTGTGAGTAGTATGGGTGTGCTAATTTGGCATATGTTGAGTTTCATATTCCTTGAATTTGTAGTCGCTTGTAGGTCTATTATACCCCAGATTCAGCATAAGTCAACACAAATCAAGGAATGTATCTAACCTCATCAAAAGAAACCCAATGGGTGATGTGGC